CGCGGGTGCGGGTATGGGTGCGGGTGCGGGAATAGCAGCCGGTGCGGCGGCGGCGGCCACTGCATCAGCCGTCAGCTTCACTTTGTCGCCAGCAGAATAGAGTGAGTCCACCGCAATGGGTGCCTGGCCCTGCTTCGCACGCGCTTCATTCACCGACTTAAGGGATTCGTCACTGAATTTCCCGCCGACCCACTTGCCATTTTCATTGTGGCCAATGGCGTTCATCATGAAGTCGTTCGTTACCTGCGGGTTGCCGCCTTCGATGGTGGCAATGCCACGCATCATCTGCGTCATGACTTTAGGATCTTTGAGGTCCAGCTGCTGGTCGCCACGCACGCCCAGCTTTTTCGATAGTGAGTCCACGTACTGTGACGTGTTGTTTTCACTCTCCGGCGCGTACAGCTTGATGATGTCCTGCACGGTATTCAGCTTCTTGTAACCAGCTGCTTTAGAGGTGCCTTCTGAATAACTTGTCAGCTGATTCGCCAGCGCCCTGAATCCTTCTTCTGGCGTGTTGAACTTAGCGAACCGGGCCTCACCTTTACCGTTTTTGGCCTCCAGGCTTGCGCCCTCCTGTCCCACATAATTCAGGTTGCCAAAGTTGTTGTTGCGGAAGGAACGAACCTTTGCATTTGCGCCGCCCACATTGAGATCTGCGCCGATGCTGTTTTGCGCCACATCGGCATAATCAGCGGCGTTTTTGCCCTGCGTACCTACGCCGTCCTCGCCCCACTCGCCACCCTGCAGCTGTGTACCGAGGCGATTTATAGCCGTGACGGTTTTCGTGGTGCCATCGGTGATCGCCTTCGTCTGCTCCGCGCTGGTGCCGGTCAGCTTGTCATAGACGCCCGACGCGCTGGTTGAGAAGGCGCTGAACATGTCGCCCACTTTGCTCAGCCCAGAATCCAGCCCTTTCGCAATGTCGCTGGTATCAAAGGTCAGTGACTTCGCCACGCCGTCCATACCCAGCGCTGACGCTCCGGACGCCAGTAGCCCGGACGCCCCGGATACCAGCCCGCCCATGTTCAGCACATTTGCTGCGGTGTACTCGTCCTTCTGTCTGCCGCTGACGGTCGCGCCTTCTTTAAGGCCAAAGGCCCTCTGCTGCCCCGCTGTGTCGTTGTAGCCTTCGTATGCGTCCATGCCAGCGCCGAGCACGGTTCCGACCAGCGGGATCGCTTTAAGAGCCGTTTTACCGGCGAGTTTACCGGCCACTTTCAGCCCGCCTTTTTCTGCGGTCTTCTCCGCTGCGGCTTCCGTGGTTTTTTCAGCGACTTTTATCCCACTTTTTGCAGCGGTTTTCTCTGCTGCAGCCTGTGTGGCTTTTTCACCTGCTTTAGTCGTTTCACTGCCCGCCATGCTGCCTGCGGCTATCGTTGCACCGGCTGCAGCCGTCGTTGCTGCTACGCCACCAATCGTTGCCGCTTTTTTGCCGCCTTTGAGAACGCTCAGCGCTTTCGACAGTAGGCTTTTCTTTTTCGGCTTAGGCTTGGGTTTAGAGGCATCGGGCTTGCCTTTGCCGTCCGGCAGCAGATCACCGGCTACGTCAGCAACATCAGCAGCAGTTGAGAGCGCACCGCGTTTACGGCCGCGGCGTTTACGCCTGCCGGGGATCAGCGAATCCATGAGCCCGCCAGCTCCTTTCCCCGACGCATGCGACAGCTTCTTAACTTCCTCCCGCACATCGTCCAGGGCATCCACAATGCGATCGTCATTGGCGGCGATCACTTTGGTCTGTTCCTGCGTTACCTGAATTGCTTTTGCCTGTTGAGTGGATTTAAAGCCATCAGCCGATTTTGGCTTGCCGATCGCTGGTGGCGTTCTGGCTTCGGTTGTCACTGGCGGATGCGTCAACGGAGGCTCAATTTTCAGCGCAGCGTTGCCTTCGGTTTTACCCTGCATGAAGTTTTTCAGCGTCACGACGTTCTTTCCAACTTCGGCGGAAATGTCGTACATGCCTTTACCCATCATCCATAGCGGACCACCTGCAGCCGTTCCAGCAATGTCTGCGCCGGAAGACATACCATCGCTGTTCATTTCGGTGGCAGATTCCAGCATGCTACTTAGGGAGCGGAAAAATCCCTGCTGCTGTTTTTGCTCAGCGCGCCGCGCATTTTTTTCCTGTATTGCTGCTGATGCAGCCGCAGAATCACTCCGTGCTGTAAAGCGCCCACTTGAATCACGCCCGACAGAGCTCGCCTTTCCGGTGTCGTTTAAAGATACCTTTTTGGCCTCATCATTTCGTTTTAGTTCTTTATTAAAGTTCTTTTTAAGCCCACGCCCACCAACGGGAACCAAACTGGCCCCGACAGATCTTTTTTGTACCTTATTAAGGCCCTCTTTAGTGCTTTTGTTGCTGCCCCAGTTAGAAAGAAGAACCGAATTGGATTTTACGGCCCTATTTTGGTCCTTATTAAAGCCCTTTTTTTGCCCCTTTGGTTCTTTTTCAGAGTGGGGCAGTTTTCTGGTGTTCTCACTATTTTCCTGCTGCACATCATTTTGACCGGCGCTACGACGAGTCAGCGATCGCGTAACAGTGATTCCTGACGCGGCATTATTTCTGTCGGCGGAGGATGGCTGTCTCGTACCTGTGAGCGCATTGCGAATCAGGGTTAACTGTTTTAACTCTGCTTCACTGGCTTTCTGAATTGCATCAATGATGCGGGCCTGATCCTGCTGCTTCATCATTCCGACCTGCTGTTAGTCTTTCTCATTTGCTCTGTGAGCGTGTTATTCATCTGAATGGCGCGCCATAACGGCAGTGCGTCAACGTCACCGACAGGCTGGCGCGCGGTCAGCGTCAGGTTGTCAATGATGGTTAACCATCCATTGAGGTGAAAATCGTGGAACAAAAAATCCAGAGCGAAATGGGATAAACAGTTGAGTGGTATTCATCTGCTTATCCTCCTTTTCGCAAGCTACGGGCGGGAGCAGAAGCCGGACTTCACCTTGTGTGATTTGCATCAGCAAGCCGTGGCGCAGGTTGCGCTGCATCAGCTGGATATGAGCCACCAGCGGCGCAAACTCGAGATCGGGAACCATGCCTTCCAGAATGTCGAAGCGGCGATTTGCGGCCTCTTCAAAATCAGCTGGATCGTCATCCAGCGCGGTGCAAAGTGCGAACTCTGCAATACGCATGCGCATAATGGCGGTTTCATAATCCGGCGCGTCAGCATCCGGCAGACCGGCGCGCATGCGCTCCAGCATTTCCTGCCCGCGCCCGGTCAAAGGCTTGAGCGTCCAATCAGTAGGTACGCCGTTTACAGGGACATTCACGCGCTCAACGGGCTCGATGGTTAGCAGCTCAACGGTCTCCGCCAGTTCACTCAGATCAAAGTCATAGGTGTGCAGTTCCTGACAATGCTCACAGCTGTAGTGAAACGCCTCCAGGTTGTCAGCGCGGCTGTTAATCATGATCCACCACAGCGCTGTGCGTCGCTCCTGTGCGGTCCAGTCGCGGCTGTCATTAATCGGACCTTCCTGCAGGGCATTTAGGTATTCCGTAACGCGCCGTTCATCACCCAACACGTCGGGAGAGCAATATTTCAGGGCGTCTTTGATCACCGGCTGTCGGAAGATGATTTCAGTGGCAGGGCGCGACGCCAGCGGCAGTGGAGGGATGATCACAGTGTTGTCCTTCAGAATTTAATGAGGTTTGATGCGGATGATTGAACCTGGTTTGTAATTCCCCCTGTTACTCCTTTCAGCAGTCCGTTTGCGAGACTTCCGGCGCTGGTGTACTTCACAAATGTCACCGGAATGGTGGCAAACTCGCCCACGGCATCGCGGGCGCGGGAGATCTCGCCGATCGTGGTGATAAAGCCTTTCATTTCCTCTTCAAGCGAGGTGCGGCCGTCCTGTGAGACACGGTAGATCCGGATGTTGAGCAGGTAGGCTGGCGGCAGATTAAAGGTGCCGTCTCCGTTATGGATCCGCGCACGGCGCTCCTTAAACTTCTGCAGAATTTCGCCATCCTCGTTATCACGAACGGTCATCGAGACAGAGCCCGCCGTGATGTGAGTGGGCTTCACGAACTCGTTACCGCCGATCAGTTTGCTTTCGGTCTCAACGTTGCCTGTGCTGTAGGTGATATCTTTCACGTACATGTCCACGCGGGAGAAGCCGTCTATCTCGATGTTCCACTGCCAGCCCTGCGCGTACCGGATGCGCATAGCCAATTCGAGGATGGTTTTCGCGTTGGCCAGCTCGGGCGGCAGACCGGCATACGATGCGCCGGCGCCGCCGCTCATGGTGGCGGAGGCACGGGACAGGATGTTAGAGATCAGGTTGCTTCCAGCCTGTTTTGCCGTGCTGGCGGCAAAGCCTTTGATGTTCCCGGCCAGACCGTTAAAAAAGCTCATAGCGCCCCCTTACCAGGTGCTCATTGCGGGGATAATTGCCCGGCTGGCGGAGATCTGCATTTCCAGATCGGTTTTACGCTGGTGGAGCGTTGCCTCATCCGGCAGAAACGATGCGTCGAACTTACCGGCGATGTGCAGGCGGCGCAGACGCTCGACATTTGGAATGGCGATCAGCACTTCCAGGTAGTCTTCGAGCAGCCCGGTAATGTCTGCCGGTAGCTGTGTCTCTTCGTAATCGCAGTCACGGATATTGCGGAAATAGAGCAGGGTAAACGGCCATTTCTCGCGGCCAGTCAGCTCAAGCTCAATGGTTGAATCGTAGGGATCGGCATACACCAGCGCGCCATTGAAATCGTTCACGTTTACCAGTGACAGGTAATCAGACGGAAATGGGAGGCTTGCGCCCCCCAGTTTCTCAATGCGTTTACGGCCTGGTACACCGGCCCGATCCTGATAGACGCCGAGAGCCTGGCGGAGAAGGCTGGTTAATAACGCCTCTTCATCCACCAGCAGCGTCGTGAAGCGCGCTTTCACGGCTTCAAGCAGTTCGACCGGCGTCATGATTATTCAGCCCAGTTGTAAACAACGCGCAGCGGCAGCTTCACGGCTGCTGTGGTGTCTTCAGAGCCAAAATCGACGGCATCTGAGTACACCTTGCAGTGCAGGTAACTGCGTGTCAGGCCAGCGCTGTCGCCGCCGTTCGACTCTGCTGCTGCAGCAAAGGTGATATCAACGTATTCTTTGTTGAGCACCATCTGGCGCACTGCTGCAAACACGTCACCTTTGATGGTTTCAACGCAGGTCATCTGGAACTCACCAGAGTTTTTCAGGGTGCCATGCTGGTTAAACTTCATGCCACCTGGTGCCACGTCTTCCACGTCCTCGCGGGCCATTTCCGGCAGCTGCGTGGTACGGATCAGGATCGACAGGTTCGGGTAGCCTTTAACGGTCATCCAGTACTCAGAGCCGATAAGTTTTTCGCCCGCGGCAAGGTTCTGGTTAAAGCGCTTTTTCAGAAAGGCGGTATCGGCTTTCGTGTTGGAAAATCCGGACATAATTTGTTCCTCAGATAAACATATATGGAATGTCAGACTGGTTCTGCACGCTCAGGCCGGAGCACTGGAGCGTGACGGTGTTGTGGGTGTAATGCCCTTCGGCAGTGCGGGGTGCGTCCAGCTGGTAGCCTACGCTTCGGATCACAACGTCCATCAGCTTCAGGCGACGGCCAACGTCCATGATCACGGGGAGAGGACGGCGGCCACCCGGCAGCGCAGCGTTCAGTTCAGGGGAGGCCATCTGCTGCAGCGTCATGATTGCGTCCATCACTTCCACCTTCGCGTTCATCGTGGCCATCAGGTCTACAACGATGCTGAACTCAGGCGGCTGCTGGCCTTCCCAGATAAGCAGGGAGTTGAAATCCGACTTTGATGTACTGCCGCTTACCGCCTGCACACCGCCCGCCAGCTTGCCGCCAGCAGCACTCACCGCACCGGCGACGCCGCCCAGCGAGTCATTGGCGAACGGGGATTCCCACATGGATTCAATGCTGGCTGTAGAGCCTTCCCCGATGTAGCCCACAACCATCGCCGTTTCTGACGTGATATAGACTTTCAGGAAGGGGCTGACCCCATCTGGCATGATTGCACCGCAGATCATCGCGCTATCCTCAATGCCGCCGGTCTTACCCGGCGGCTACCCCTTACAGGCCGCGCTTCTTACGCAGTTTCATCGACTTTTTACGGTGCGCATTTGCCATCGAGCTGTGCGCCTTCGTGCGGGCTTTTTTCAGCGCCTGCTTCTGCAGCGACGTCATGCGGCGCTTCTTCGGACGCTTGCGGATCAGCGTCACCTGGCCGTCACGCACAGCTTTGAAGGTGGCCGACTCAAGCATCGCTTCACCGCCTTCACCGCCAGCCACGGTGTAATCTGCGATCGCTTCATCGTCGTCAGCCAGGCCGGAAAGCGCCTCGAAAACGCTCTCAGCGGCGCTGTCATCGTCGTCGTCGATCATGCTGGTGACGTCATCCTGATCCGCGCCCAGGGCTACAGCGGCGTTTGCCAGCTGGCTCAGCGCGTCGTTGAATGCGTCTACCTGCTCGTCATCCAGATCGTCGTCGTCAGACAGCGAATCCAGACCGGCCAGCACCAGCGCCAGCGCTTCAAAGCTGTCAGAATCGGCTTCGCCATCGGCCACCCAGCCCGCCAGCAGGGAAGCGGCTACGGAGCGGGCGTCTTCGCCAGCGCGACGCTCCACAGCCTCAAACATCGCTACATTGCGCGCAGATGCGGCGTTGCCTAAGCCCGCGCTTTCCAGCATTGAATCTTTAATGGCTGGCTCTTCAGCTGCAGCAGGTTTCTCGAATGCAGCACCCAGCAGGCCATGCGTTCTGTGATTAAAAATGTTGTTCATAATTTCCTCTGTTAACGGAACAGCGTTGGCTTGCCGACGATGCGGCGTGAAGATCCGGTAGGGCAGACAGACCAGGAGGCTTCCCACAGGTCGATATCTTTTTGCACCACGGAGACAACAAACGGCTCAGTGCCTTGCGTGACATCACGCGGTTTAACCAGTGCCTCAGCGGCTACGAAGCGCTCCAGCAGATCGGTTAAGCCATCAGTCAGGCCTTTGAAGGTGATACCGTCCGGCTCATGCTTCAGCGCTTCTGCCACGTCATAAAAACCGCGTGCGATCGCGTTCATCAGCGAACTGATGTGCTGCAGGCGCAGGTAGTTGTTTTTGGCGAACGTAGTCAGGGAGTCGTCGATATACATGTTCCCGGCTTTATCGAGGCTTACCGGGTTGATGCGCGCAGTCACAAAGGCTTCGCGGTCGATCTCGTCCAGATTCGGGATAGGCTTGATGTTCTGACGGTTGATGATTGCGCGTGACACGCCAGCAGGTGAGTAATGCCAGCCACCGACGTCGGAGACCAGCGCCACGCCTTTGGCTTTCGCCACAAACGCATCACAGGAGATCCCCCAGTTAACGTTGGTGCCGGTGAATGCGTCGCGTGCGGTGTACGGCCAGTAGTAGCGTGCTGGCTGATGTGAACCGCCGAGGCCGTGGCCCAGCGCCTCCGTCATCGCCGCTGCAGACAGCTGCGCACCATGCACGTCGTAGAACATGTCGGTACGGGTGTCTTCCGCCAGCTTGACCAGCGCCGCGATCACGGTCGGGTCATAGCAGCCCAGCGACAGTACAGCCGTCCAGGAGAACATGGATTTACGCAGAACCGTCAGGGCTTTGGTGTAGTCAGCCGTGGCAATAGCAGACAGATCGCCATCAATGCCGCCGCTAAACTGCATATCGTCGAAGCCTTCAGTGATAGGCTGCATCAGCGTTTCAACGTCGTCCGATACGATAGCGCGAAGGCGGGTAGAGCCATTTTCCAGCGCGGTCGGCAGGAAGGCAGGCGAACCCATGTCGCTGGTGGCATTAGTGTTGAAAGAAATCTGGTGGGATTCCAGCACTGACTCACCGCCAGCCGCGTCAACTTCCTTCAGCGTCAGGATGTAGAAGCCCGGTGCCGTTTTGTCGGCTTCCATGCTCAGAGTGCGATTTGCTGAGGCGTCGCCATCTTCGATGTAGATCATCGCTGCAGCGCCAGCCGCCAGAACCGGATCGGAAGACGGCGCAAAGTTGCTGGCCACCACGCTCAGCTCCTGCATGGTGGTATCAGCCATCAGGGACAGGGCAGGGATCTTCATACCCGGCGCCGCCACACGGACCACATAACCATCACCGCCGTTAACGGCAGTCGCTACGTGGCGCAGAGGCTCAAATGCCGCACCGCTGCGCGGGTGAATGGCTTCGCCCAGCACCGCTTGATAGTTATCAGCCGTGACGCGCAGAACAGCGCCGATTTTGCCGCGGCGGGCAATAACCAGACCGGCAAAGACGGACGCGCCGCCAGATGCAACGGAAGTCGTCGCATCAGCGTTGACTTCCTGCACCGCAATGCCGGACGCCTGGCCCACAGAAAAACGAATCTTATTCATGTGAAATGTCCATGAAATGCCCCCTTAACGGGGGCGTTAAGGGGGATTAGCTGCCGGTGCCGGTGCCGGTGGCAGCTGCTTCAGGAGCGGTTTCGCCTTCGATCTGCTTACCGGTCAGCATGTTGTAAGCGCCGACTTTGGTGTTGGTCAGGGTCAGCTTGGCGAAGTAGTTTTCACCATTGCGCGGGTGCAGCTCGTTAAGTGAAGAGCCCCAAAGCGTTGTGCGGTTGACCAGCGACGGGTTGGTTTCGTGGACATACGGAATGGCCGGAACCGCGTCACCCGCGATCAGACCAGCGTCACCGATAGAATCACCGCGGCCGTAGAAAAGAATGTCCTCTTTAGCCAGCGCCACGCCGTCTACCACGAACTGATCGCAGATAGCGGTAGGGACTTCGAAGATCTGATAAATACCGAACAGGGTGCCGATACGCTGGATGTACGGTGACTGCACAAAGTTAGGATCAGCCTGGAAGACGTTAGCAGGCAGGCTCTTCAGGAAGTTCGCCGCCTCACCACCAGCGAAGCCGCCACGGATACCGGCCTTACGGGTACGGTTCACCATGTCAGTGCTCAGCTGGGTGATCGCGTGCTTCATCAGGCCTACCCACGATTCGTAGGTCTGGCCTTCCGGCAGTGCCACGTCAAATTCACGGTTATAGACGTTATGGAATGCCATCGTGCGCAGACGCATCATGTCCTGCTCATGGCTCAGCCAGTTACGCATAGCGGTAAACTGGGTAGACGACAGATTGATGCCAAATTCACGGCTCAAATCAGATGCGGCCATAACGGTGTGTTCAGACGCAATCACGAACTGCGATGGCTTAACGGTGAACTCACGCATGGACTGGTTGATAACCGGGATCAGGCCTGGTGCCTTCTCGACGTTGATCTCAACCTGTGCCGCCAGCTCAGTACCCTTAGCCGGTGCATCGGTAAAGGTCACAGCGATGCTGCCTTTGTCGTAATCGACCTTACAGGTGGCCGCAAAAGCATTGCCTTTGACGTCTTTATCAGAGAAATACAGGTTGCCGTCGCCGTCATCGACTTTGCCCGGACGACGGTTGATCAGCAGCTTGGCGCGGCCAGCGCGAATCGGCATATCAGCGCCTTCCACGGTCTTCATGGAGAAGGTGAAGGTTTTCTTGGTGCCGTCCGGCTGCATCGCAGCAGGGAACGGATACAGGCGCTTCATCTGCGAGTACACAGCAGCAGACTGCATGTGCATTTCGTCGCCCTGGTCAAAGCTACCGAACTTTGTACCGGCGACGTTCAGGAGCTCGTAAATCTTCGCTTCATCGCGCTCACACGGGACAAAGGTACATGCGTCGCTGGTGGCCGCGCCCAGTACAGCAGGCAGGATCAGAGCGGCAAACTGCGCCTGGCGCATTACACCGTCAGAAGTGCGCATGTCAGCCGCGACAGATTCAAACATCGCTTTGCCGTTGCCTTCGTGCTTCTCAGCCGCTGATTCAACCATCAGGTTTTCCAGCGCACGGCTGGCGTTCGCCAGCTGATCAGCTGGTGGATAGTGACCGTGACGCTCTTTGTACTCGATCATGCTCGACGCCCAGGCAGTGCCGACAATGCGGCAGAACTCCGGGTTAACGCCTTCAAACATCGGATCCTGGCCTGCTGCAGCGCCAATGTTCCGTGACATTTCGACGCGATCGGTAATCATCGCGCCAGAAGCATTGCGCTGTGCATCAACGGTAAAAGCCATGACACGCGAAGCACGGGTCATGATGTCCTGCTCACGCATACGTGCAGGGGTAATATCTTTGCTCACAATTCAGCCCTTTTTTCAGGGCGCGGCTGCGAGGGAATTTTTGACGAGGCAAATTTATGCGGTTTGTACTTTGCGGTGTGAGGGTGGCAATAAAAGATTTTAAAATCTAAGGAAAATATTTATTTTTTGATGTACCTTTCCGCCATGTAATTGACCACTGGTAATCCTCATGTCTTATAAGCTCTATTTTCAGTACGGTAACGGCACTAAATCGCACACCTTAGCAACCGGAAGCCAGCGCGACGCCCGTCACCATCTGGACTATCTGCTCAGCGAAAAAGAGCCACGTTCACTGGCTAAGCAGATCGTCATCATGTACGGCGTTGAAATCATCATGGAGGCATGCCCGACGTTAGAGGACGACGCTATCCGTGGCATGGCACGCTGGCGCAGGGCAGGCAATACGCAGCAGATGCACAACCCGGTAACAGCGTCCATTTACATGCCACTCGCGGCGCGTGAATTTCTGGTTAACCAGGGTGACGGTTCCCTGGCTGCGGGCATGCGTAAAATTATGCTGGAGATTGGCGGGCCGGAAGTGGCTGCGGGCTACATGGTAGAAAATCAGGGCGAAGCCATCGCTGAGGCATAAAGGAAAACCGCCCTGATGGGCGGTTTTTTTTATAGCTTCTGATTATGATCGGAAATCAGGTCGTTTCGCCGGTTGCATTCATCCACTAATGTCAGTATTCGCGCCACATAAGCGGGTAACTGGTCAGTGAATCCAGGTATGTTCTCATCCACCTGGCACGGCTGGTAGGCCTGCGCTTTTTGAGGCGGCAGCTCCACCAGCTTTGTAACCGTCACGACTTCGGGTGTTAATGGCACGGGCTTTGTCCCGGAGCATGCGAATAACGCTGGCAGGCAAAGCAGTATGATTAACACCAGCAAGCAATATCGCACGGTTGATCTCATCAATTTCATTCTGACTATCCTCTTTAATTTTCACTAATTCCTGCTCCAGCGCCGCCTGTTTCTGCGCGTATTCCTGCCGGTCTTTTTCCCGCTCAGCCAGGGTCCGCTGCAGCGTGACCGTCTGCGCCTGCTGCTCAGAAAGCGAGGCTTTGAGGGTGCTGTTATTGCCGGTGAGTGTTTTGTTATTGGTGGTGAGCGTGTCGTTGGCTGATTCCAGCGCTGCAACGTGTGCTAAGTGGTCCTTAACGGTCACGTAGCCCTTATGGCCCAGCAGCAGCAGAGCCGCGCATAGCGCCACGGCGACAGCGCGTTTAAGCCAGCCGGTGAAGGTGATTTCACTGAACATGGTTATTCCTGTGTAAGCGCAGCCATGACGGCTGCGTGCATGAAAAAGGGCAATCAGTTCACCTGGAATCCGGCATCGCCTGTTGCGACTGTCGATCCGCATGAAACCTGATCGTCAACGCACACAATGCCTTTGCCGTTAATGGTGAACCACGGACGGCCAGAGACCGCCTTGCCGTTGTGAGTGCTTTTCCCGTCCGTGTGATCCTTAAACAGTTTGCCGTCCACCAGCACGGCCTTGCCGTTGATGGTTAGCCCCGCGTCAGCCTCAGCGGTCTGACGTGAAGGGAAGGCACCGTGTCCGGAACAAACGGAGTCCAGCGTACCGGCAGCAGGCATCAGCTGCCCCCGGCGCCAGAGCGCGTTTTACTGGTCATCAGGTATCAGCTCCAGATCCCAGCGACGGTAGTTAAGCGGGCAGGTGTAATGGGGATGCTTCAGCACATAGCACTGTCCATCCTCCAGCCAGTCCACCCGGTCAACCACGCATATCGCCCCCTCAAACAGATTCCTACGCAGACGCACGCGAGAACCTTTGCGGATCGGCTTTTCGGCCGCGATCATTACGACTCCATCAGCTCGTAGAAATCATCCGGGATATCGCTGAAGGTCACGAACAGGCCCAGCCAGACAGCGCGGCTTGCATCGGTGATGTAGCGCGACAGCTTGACGGTACTCAGTACCTTCTGAACCCATTTGGTCTGCGCCAGCTGGTCTGCAGGTGACATTTCGCTCCAGACGTCAGTAGACATACCGCGCCCCAGGTTGAGCGCGTAGATCGCGGACCACATGACCGGCATCAGATCGGCGGTCTTCGGCTCATCAGACAGTGAGCCTTGAACTTCCATGTAGAACTCAGTTGTCGCTAGGCAGATGTAATTTGGGATCAGCAGATAGCGATGCTCCGGACGCATGGCCATCATGCGCACGCGGGTATCTTCCGCCGTGGCGTTTGCTATCGTCTGCTCAATCATCGTGTTGCGCGTGGTGCGCTGTGACGAGGTGAGACGCCAGTAGGGCGTTTCCATCAGTGTCCGCGTTTCTCGTGAATAGTCATATTCATAGGAAAACTGCGGATCTTCGCGCATTGCCATATTCAGGTTATGGAAAAGCTCAAAGTGCGAGGCTTTACGGTTACTCATAATTCATCCGTTCTGGTAAATGGAGCGGGGAGAATAGGGAGTTTGTAATTTCGGGGGGTTGAGCGGTCACAGCCAAAAAAGAATTTAAAGTATAAATTTTTCATAAAAATCACTTTAGTTTTTCGGCACTTTTCCCGTATAGTCTGGCTCTGCGGCAGGTTGCGCCACCATTTACTGATAAAAGGAATGCGAAATGAATGACGTTTACGGACGAATGATCCCTGACACTGGCCTGCCTATTCAGAAAACCGTGCTGGCATCGTCAGAAAGAACCGGCGTGCGGCTGCTGGACTGCGGTGAAGATTGCCAGGGTCGCTATGAAGTGATCACAGAAAACGTGCTGGTGGCCTGCACAGACGATTATGCGAGAGCGCGAGAATACTATTTCAAAGAAACCAGCCGTGTGAGTGCTGAATGTCAGGCTGCTTACAACGTAAGAGCCAGAGAAGCAAAGGCGGCAGGGCTTATTGGCTATCTTTTCCGTGAGTATGCCTGTGAGCACATCACGATGGAGCAGGCGCTGCAGTTGCTAAAAACACCACGAGGCATTCCGGCAGAATCACTACCAGCCTTCTGGGATACCGGGATGAAGCTAACCTAAGATTTGGCGGTTCCTTAACACATTTACATGGTCCGGAAGTCCTTTATAGTGCCAAAGGAAGTTGATGTATGAGAGTCATGCACGTATATAATTGCGGTAGAATGACTCCACGTTTTAAGGACGAAAGGTGATGCACCATGATAGTTAATGAATCAGAGTTGTTGAAGTCGGGCTTTACTGATGCTGATTTGAAAAAAATCAAAAACAACATTGAAAGCTATGGCGGAACGCTGGATGAAGCAGTAGTGGATTTAAAGAACAGGTTTAGAGTGTTGTTATGGATCGTCTCAGCCTGCTCGCTCGTATTTGTATTTCTTCTCTGTTTCTCGACTAAGACATATATTTTTGGCGGAGGCCTGTCTCTGCTCTTCGGGATAGTCATAGTGACGTTTATTCAACCACCAGTGCTGGCTTGGAAGTCATGGCGTTACTGGCGGTTGAAAAGAGACTCAGCGTGATTGCTCGTTTACGCTTAGTAAATCGAATATCACCTTAGCTTTTACACCCCAGCCAACTATTTTCATGGTCAGCTTCGGGCGGCTCATAGTATCTACTTTACGGAAGTAATCACGAGGCATCCATCTGAACAGACGCCATGCACCAGGCTTTCTCGCCAGGCCCCAAATGCTGTAAACACTCGCAGAAAGCGTTACCGTATTGTAGAAAGCAAGCCCTGACTCTGCTTTAAATCCCATAAACTGCGCAGCGTGCATTGCACCATCGGCAAACATGCCTTCTGTTTTCTCGCCAGACAGGCGGGGAATAAGTTCTTTAGAGATCCCATTAAGTCCGTCCATAACGAGAACGGCACCGGCCAGTGCGCCGAGAGGCGTCATTGTCGATATCATTAAAGCACCGCCAACTACAGCAAAGCCTGAAATCACGACATGAACAGCAGAAATCATGAAACCCACAATTTCGTTGTTTTCGCGTACAAATTCCACTTTGGCATAGAGCTCTGCTGTCTTTGTACGCAGTAATCGTCCTTGCTCTTCAAGGTTTTCTGTTTCAGATCTAAGCTGTTTAACGCACTCCAGGCATTCTTCATCAGACTTTGCCTGTCGGGCTGCAGCAAACTGCTTATCAACAACCGATTTTATCTCCTGGACAAACTGCATCCGGGTTAGCCCATCGTTAAGATGTAAGGCTGACAGCCTGTTAGCTATATTAATCAGCTTTCTGGCTTCAAGATTGACCATTGTTTCAGCCCAGGCTTTATTCCTTCCACCTGAGCCCATCATTTCAAGCAAGGCTGCGTCCATTTTTATCTCCCTGTACATTACATCATCAATAATACTCGCTGATTACTGACTGTAAACAGTAGCTGACCGTTCCATTGGTCATCAGTGGTGCTCTATTAAAAGTTGGCATTAAAAATACGTACATTGCTGATAGTCCAGTAAAGAAAAAAAACCCGCATAAAGCGGGTTTCGTTCGTTTCAGAGAGCGGCAATTATGTCGTTGACCGTTTTGCGCGTTTCACTTTTGCAGGATACGGATCGGCGTGTGGCCAGCGGGGTGATTCTGAAGCCATTGCTGATATACAGGTACAGAATGGCAGGAGCGCTGCTGTTTGTGATTACCACCTTTGCGCCACGGTTCCGCGCCGCCACCAGACACTCCACCAGCCGCACCTGATCCGCAAAGGTGAATGAGGTGCCACTGTATGCTGTAAACCCGGCTTCGTCCGGCAGAGGCTCATACGGGGGGTCACAGAAAATCACGTCTCCTTGACCCGCCTGCGCGATCACATCCTCAAACCCGGCACACATGAACGTCATTTCTTTCTGCATGCCGGTGAAGTGCGTCAGTTCATCCATCGGGAAGTAATTCGCCTCACCCTTCTTATTCCAGCCCACATTAAACAGGCCTTTCTGGTTATACCGGCATAGCCCGTTAAAGCTGGTTCGCATCAGCGCCAGGAAAAGCGCTGCGTGGCGTACAGCGTGAGCCTCGCGCCCGTTGAACTCATCACGAATAGCGAGATAAGCCTCATTAGACAGACAGCCTTTCTCCAGCTGGTAAGCCGCCTTAATTACGGCATCAGGATTGCCCTGCAGCTGGTTGAAGAGGTTAATCAGATCCGGATTAACATCACCCAGCAGGTTGCGCTTAAAGCCCGCGTTGATGAACACCGTACCACTACCGACGAATGGCTCTATCAGGCGCTTTCCTGCGGGCAGCATTGGCAGCACTTCATCCAGAACCGAGTATTTACCGCCAGCCCACTTTAGGAATGAACGGGGGTATTTGTCGTCCAAAACCTTTCGCGCCGGCGCACGCTTTTTCTTTGCCGCTGGTGGAGCGGGGAGGGTTGCTGGCTGCGTCTCAATTTCGCCAGGCACAACCATGATTTGATTAGCTATGCGGTTGCCAATCCAGCGCATAACCGGCACTGGCATAGAGTTGCCGATCGCTTTATAACGCGGACCATCAGCCGCCAGTCGGTGCGCTTCATCTTCTGGCATGTCGGGGTACATCAGGCGAAGGTATGCCAGTTCATCTGCGGCAAGTGTATTGCGCTTCTTTTCCGGAATGAGTGTCCAGCCATCGGGGAAGCCCTGCAGACGCTCACACTCTTTTGGCGTCAGACGCCGGACTTCACAGTGACTGACTACAGACGGGAAGCCCTGGCCTGGTTTACCGCCACCAGCTGATAGCGCGCCGGTGATCTGGCCGTCACCGTTGAACAACCGGACTTCGCCACGGGTATTTTCGGCAAAAGCGGCATGCTCAACACATCGGGCAACGCATGGCGCTGCGTCACCTTTGCCCGTTTCCCCGGATTCAGCGCTAAGTGTGTGGCAAACATCAGCCATGTCGCCGCGGCCGTTACGCGCTATGCGAGTCTGGAAGCCGTAAGCAACGGTCGGCGTACCACGCCCGGTGCCATCCTCGGAGGCGTCGTGTCCTTCGGCGGTCAATGTGTGGCTAACCTCGCCCGTGGCGCTTTGCACAGCAAATGTCTCGACGTCAAAATCATTGCGCTGGCCTTTTGCCGTCAGGCACGCGGCTACATCCAACGCCCCGGAGCAATTCCCGCCGCCAAACGCTACGGGAATAAAGTGACCAGCTGCTGCGCCTTCAGGCCTGCCGCCAGCGCCACCAGTAAATGAATGTGCCGCAATAGCTCCGACAATTTGCCCGCTGTCTGATTTTGCATGCGCGTCAAACGCAGAAATTAAGTGACCGGCTGCGGCATGTGAGAAGTCAGGGCCACCGACTCCAGAGCCGTTAGCAGTAAGGGGGGCAACTGCCTGCCCCGTTTCTCTGCGCGGCGGAGAATCCCGGCGCATGCCGTCGAACTCAAGAAGTATTTCTGCGGGATCGACGTCGTTTCGAGCACTTGAGACAACGAACACACGGCGGCGGCGTTGGGCCACTCCGAAGTATTGGGCATCGAGCAGTCGCCAGGCGAGTTTGCGCTGTCGTCCAATAACACAACCAGACTTTGGCCACTTCGCCACATGCTTACCGTCGCTTTTTTTCCATCGCCAGCCGGGGCCGTTTTTGCCTGGTTCAGGTCGTGGGCCTGGTTCAAACGCTTCATCTTCTCCAGCCATTCCGGCAAGGAAGTATCCAAAGGCGTTGTCATCGGTGCTGAGGCTTCCCGGCACGTTTTCCCACAGGTGGACGGCTGGTGGTTCGCCGTTTGAAGCTCTTTTTTCGTCAATGGCATTCGCTAAATCTACATAGGCAAGGGTGAGTTGACCGCGTGGGTCGTCGAGGCTTTTACGGAGTCCGGCGATAGAGAACGCCTGGCACGGGGTGCCGCCAACCATCACAGCTGGAGCAGGAATAGAGCCAGCGCGTACGCCAGCGGCTATTTTGGTCATGTCGCCCAGGTTAGGGACGTGGGGATAGTGGTGCGCCAGCACGGCCGCGGGAAACTTTTCAATCTCCGCGAACCATGCCGCTTTCCATCCCAGCCCGTCCCACGCCACGCTGGCGGCTTCAATGCCCGAACAAACAGAGCCGTAGGTGATCATGCGATCACCTCTTCAGTGGCATCATGCACAGGCGCTGCTGGTGGCTTCTCAAAGCTGATACGGCTCACGGCTATGTCAAAGTAGCCATCATCCATTTCAATGCCGACAAAGCGGAACCCATTACGCACAGCGGCTTTGCCAGTCGTGCCGCTACCCATGAATGGATCGAGTATCACGCCACCAGCAGGCGTAACTAAGCGACACAGATACTCCATCAGCGCGACGGGTTTTACTGTCGGGTGATAGTTGCCCTGCATACGGTCTCCGCCGTTTTCGTGCTGGCGGGGTGTACTGTCGTGGCTGAATTGCGGGCCGGGGTGCTTAACGCCTTCATGGCGCTCTTTAGAGCTCGCTTTAGCGCAGTAGAAAAAGCGCGCCGTACTGCCGCTGTCGGTGTATTCGGTACTCTGATGGTTGTCCGTTCCCCAGCTGGTGCCGTCAACACTCGCCGCTTTACTGTTGGCGCTTCGCTTGCCTGTCTGGCTGGACTCTGGAAATAGCGCCAGAATCGGATCGCTGCCATCATGGATCAGATTCGCTGGCCACCGGCCTGGTGGATTGTAGTTATCGCGCGAGTGTCCTGATAAATCGTGATAGACGTTGCCAGAACACGCCCCATTACCGCGATCCGCATGCTGGTTTTTGGTCTTCGACTCGCTCTCATCAGCAGCACCGGAAAAAGGAACCCGGCATACCTCTACGTTGACTGCACCAGTGCCGTTTTCCAGCAGGTTCGCTATCAGCGATCCACGGAAGGGTTTGCGCGCAACGGAAATTGGCTCATGGGCTGGCTTTAGGGCCGTTCCCCAGCCTTTCCAGCGCTTAATCGCATAGTGGCTGTAGTCAGTAACCTGCCGGTAAATGGCTTTGCCAATATCCATATTTTTCGGGAAGCCGCTGCCGTACATCCAGGCAATGGAGTCGCGGATTTCAAAACCGGCGAGACGTATGGCCAGCGTGCCTAAATCCTGTGTACGGGGGCTGAAAAAGGCCAGCAGGTGTCCGCCTGGTTTGAGCACGCGCAGGCACTCTTTCCACACGGACGGACCTGGCACAAAACCGTCCCATGACTTACCCATGAAGCCGCCGCCAGAATGCTGATAATCATCACCGGCTAACCAGTGGCCCAGCACCTCAGCCATGTCAGGCTCTTTGCTGTTCATGCCATAAGGCGGATCGGTAACAATACTGTCTACAGAGTTATCAGGCAGGGTGCGCAGGATATCGAGGCACTTTGCGTTGTGAAGTGAAACAGCCGGATAGATCATCGCTTCGCCTCGCCGCCCAGTGCTTCCACCAGCCCGGAGAAGAAGCTGGAAAACTCAGACGCAAAGAGCATGAAATCAGCCAGCATGCGTGCGCGCTGATCCTCGCGGTCGATATCATCATTCTGCTGGGTGAGCATGTCAGCGTACTTAATGCCCTTAATGCTCAGGTCATCTGATACGCGGCAGAAAATGCGCTCCTGCCAGTCCAGGCTAAGCTGCGTGATCAGTTTCCCGGCCTCGATGTGCGTACGCACCTCGTCGCTCAGTAAGTCCTGTTTTTTGCAGCGGATCTTGCCGCCGTCCTCCAGTATTGCCGCCAGCTCAGCCTCGTCGCCCAGCGCAAAACCGGCAGGCAGTTCTGCGGCGCGCAGCCATTCAGTTAGCGTCAGTTCAATGGGATCAGCGGTCATCATTGGAATAACCGGCAGGGAGCCGATAGTTTTGCGCAGCAGCGCCAGCATGTCTTCAGCGGCTTTCGCGCTGGCCGCGTCAACGTAGATACGGCTGTTCACGCTATCAATCCAGATGTAGGACTCAGAGCGACGTGAGAAAGCACGCGGCAGAAGCACACACAGCGCCTCGTCTCTCAGGCTGACTCTTTCACTGCGGCGCACCTTGCGCGCCTGCTCACGCTCTATTTTCTCCACTTTTTCGGCAACGTAATCGTTGAGCGTTGCCACTGGCATAATCTTGGTTTCATGCTGGCAGCACAGCAGGTACTGACCGTTCTCGGCCAGCAGAGGGCCGTCTGACGTGACATTGATCCAGCCTGATTTAGCCATGTCCTGCGCAGCACAGGGGGAAAACGTCATCGCATGCAGCTGCTGCTCCAGCTGATCCGCATCGAGCGGAATATCTCGGTTCAGGCTGTAGGCCATGACGTTTTTAAAGAAGGGTGATTTCATTAAGGAATGTCTCAACTTATAGCGTTAACACATTCTAAATAATATTTTAGATTTAAGATAACCCTTACTGACTGAACTCGAATTGAGGCGCGGTTGCGCTGAATGGTCCGTCAGACTGGAACACGATTTTCCCGCCAGCCTTAATAGTCAGGTTGCCGCCGACGTTAATCACCAGGTTCCCCGGCCCCAGCAGGTAAATATCCCCGCCTTCATTCATCCCGACACGCGAACCGCTGGCTGTATTGGCAATTTCATACCCGCCACCAGCAGACCGGATCTCCAGCAGGTTGTTGCGGTGCGACACAAAATCCGTGGTCGGACTCAGGGAAGGGCGCGCAGGCGCACCGTCCACAGCTGGTGGCTCATACCCGCCACCCTGCCCGGAGGCTTCGGGCGCGACGCTTGGCACGCCGCCCGGTGCCGACTGCGCCGCGCCGGTAATCAGCGGGCGCCGCGTATCAGGCTTACCGTTGCCGTCTTTGTAAGGAAACTCCACCCATACCTGATCGCCCACGATGCAGGGTACAAACGTGTTGCCGATCGGAAGCTGATATTCAGCCCACGGCAGGGTATCCGCGTCCACATCAGCCCACTGCGGAGTAAGGCGGATTTGCGCCCGCATGTGTCCCAGCGGGTCTTTTGTGGCCGTGATAATGGCGCGCTGCTTACTCACTGATTGGGTACTCCTAAAATAATGCGCGTGGTGTAGCCAATGCGATCCTCATGGTGAATGACCGCAATGGCGATAAAGTTTTTCGGTAACGTTTCGTCTACTTGGTTTTCAGCGTCATAGCGATGGATCTGGACGCCTATAACCATGCCTGCGGTAATGTCAGCATTGCCACTGACCTCGATATCCAGCTTGGGAACGATCACCCGTGCCATGTTGGTCAGCGTCGCTACGTCGGCGTCAGAAATGTATTTGACCGGCTTCGTCTTATCGCCCACGGCCACGTAGCCCTGTGTCATGGAGTAGCCGACATACTGATAGTCCCGGCTGCTGGTGGCGGCGGCATCCTGGTTGATGTTGCTCAGCTTGCTGATCGTGTATTCGGCCTGCGGATTGTTGGCCTCATAGACAAATGCCGCCTTTGTGCCAATCAGTTTTGCCATGTCCTTCATGCAGAACTTCCCGCGGGCGCACCACACCAGCGCGCCGTGATCTTCCGCTATCTGGCGCAGCACGCCGGACGGTTTCTCGCCCATATTCAGGTGATAGGTCATAGCTTTACGGAAGGCGTCAGCCTCAATCGTCATTTTGCCCGCGAACTCGGCCATGACGTCACCCGGCTGGCGGTCGGCATATAGCCGCACACGGGCAGATGGGGTTTTAAGACGCTTCAGATCCGCTGACACGGCGATGATCCGCACCACGTCACCGCTGGCGGGCGCGGACGTCACGAAAAACGTCTCTGTATACGCGCCGCGCTGCCCGGTCGGGTCGCCCAGCTCTGCCACCAGCTCAGCGCCATACCGGGCGCCCATTTCGTCCACCAACTTTCCGGCTGGGTCGTGCGTCTCCAGCACCAGCAGCGGCGCAGTCAGCGACGTCTTCTCGATGTAAATCACGGACGTTATCCAGCTGCGCGGCATTTCCGCGCCGTTAAGTAGGACCGACTGCAGGAAGTACTGCATGGGCTTATTCTGCTGATCAGCCATCAGTTGCCTCCCGGTGCCAGCTGGGTGTCATAGCGGACGCTCCGGGCATCAACTTCATGCGCGGTCAGGACATCCACCATGACAATCAGCGACGCCTGGCAGGCGTAAATCCGATCCTGGGTGAATGGCGGCGACATATCGCTGAACATGATGGTTTTGGCGTCCTGAATGCTGCAGTTGATCTCAACGGGCCAGTTGACCAGCTTTTCCTGCGCCGTGAAGTTAGTGGTGAGCCGGGAGCGGAAGTTAGCGGCCAGCGTGTTGCACATCAGCGACAGCGTATCTTTGTCACTGGCAATTAGCGTGATGGCGTAATTGAGCGAGGCCTGCGTAGCCTCAATCTCGGCCAGCGGCATCTTGCCCGGTGTCTCGTCGGTAACGGCACCCAGGTTGCGATCAATCTCGTGGTCGTTGTTGTCATAGGTGATATCAAACCCGCGAGACAGGTTGATCAGCGGCAGGGCGTCACGGTTCAGGTCTGGCATGTCCGACGCCTTCACGCTGCGGCGTCCGGCGCCCGCCTGGCGCACGGCGCGCAGAAAATCCATGACGTCGTCAAACTTGCCGACGAATACACGATCTTCCGGCTTCCGCGCCAGGAAGGCGCTATAGCGCTGCTCATGCTGGCGCGGGGCGGTCATTACGGCGCTGCTGAACACGTCATTCAGCGCCTTCGCTACAGCGGCATCAGCGGCGGTGAAGCCGGTACTCTCCACTTTGCCGGTACGTGTAGTCACCCATTCACGGGTGCGGGAAAGCAGCTGATTCATTCGATACGTCCGTTGCTGGTGGTGTCAAAATTGCGGGCAGGGATGCAGTAGTAAAGCGATCCGACATTCTGTGTGCCAAAGCCATAAATCCGGTGAACGTACCACCACCGGCGCGCCAGGGTGCCGCTGGCCATCTCTTCGTTCCACTCAAGAATTGAGCCAACCGGCACGCCTTCGGCGGCGATGCGCAGGATCAGCACGTCGTCGGTTAACCCGTCCTGTTCGCCGTCGGCATCGAGCACCTGGAAACTCTCGCGCTCGTCCGGGCAATCCAACACCGTGACAATGACCGGATCGGTGTCTTCATAACTCAGGTTCCGCTGGTTGTTGTTAAGCTCGGTAAACGACGGCTGTTCAAAGCCGGTTTCGTCGTCCACTTCCCCGACGTCGCGCATGTCCGGCAGGTATAGCAGCGCCTGAAACGCGCTGTAGTCGCTCTCAATCGCTTTAATCCAGTCACGGCGGACCATGTTGTTAAATGGGGCATGGCCTTTGTAGCGTGGCTTCAGCACCGTGCTCTGTTCGCGTGCGGCAAGGGTGTCCGGAAGCGGGGCGCTCAGCGGGTCATGATCCTCACTGCTGCCGCTGTCAGCGTCATCAGTACCGCCAGAGGTATCACCATCGGGGGACGTGGCGGCGGTCGGCGCGGCGGCGTCGAGATCGATAACAGCGCTGCTGCTATCCGGCGTATCGACGGCGGTAGTGGGTTGCTCAGTTTCACTGCTGGTGGCCTCGTTAATCGTCGGTGGATTGTCGGCCAGAAATTCGTCGTACCGTCCCATTACTGATTACCTGCTTTTGTCTGGTTTTTTGCATATTCAATAAACATTTTTTCGGCCTCGGCGCGGGGCGTGCCGCTCAGCACCAGGGCATCAATGAACGTCTGGCGCTGGATCTTCGCCTGGTCCGCCAGCTGCTGACGCAAAAGGGCGTTTTTAGCTTTTTCGTCCGCCAGCTCCGCCTGCTTCTTCGCGGCGCGGGTGCGCTGCGCTGCGGTCAGCTTTTTGGCACGGGTCAGCTGGCCGCGCAGTTTGTCGATCCGCCCGTCGTCGTTGTCCAGCCGCTTCGCCAGCGCGCCCATGCGCTTCTGATACTTCTCATGCTCTCGCTTAACGGCGGCGACGTTCGTCTGCGAACTGCGGTTGCGGTTGAACTTCGCTTTATCGGCGTCAGTGAAGTGCTCAGTGGTTTTGCGCGGATCGTCGCCATAGGCATTGTTACCGGCGCTTTTATGCAGTGCCTGGCCGATGCGCACCTGCCATGAGGCAGATTGAAGACGAGTGAAAGCGTGAATGACGTGCTTGCAGGCGACGCCTTTCAGGTTCGGGTTCTTCTCTTTGGGGTAGGCGTACTCTTTTGGCGGGGCAAGGGCGAAATTGCCTGCCGTGGCGATGTAGCGATACCAGTACTGGTGACGGCCGCAATCGCAATCAAAAGAGACGCGGCCAGCGCATAGTCGCTTGGCAATTTTGGCTGCGCTGTCTTTGGCATCGGTTATTTCCTCCATCAGCTGATCCCACTCTTCAAAGCGGAATTTCACGCGGTGATGCTTATCGATCGAGGCGGCGGACGCTTCCACGCTGACGGTCAGGACGTTGTGTTTAAGCGTGGTGGGCGTGGCGCGCTTAATACCGGATCCGTCGTCTACCCGGTTATTAGCGCGCTTAATGTCGATCTGCTGACTACCGGCCACCAGCTGCGCATACGTGATACCGGCCTGTGATGAATTGAACTGCTGGCGGGCGCCGGCGCGATTTGCTTCGAACCCTTTCAGATCCTCTTTCGTGAAGAACGTGCCGGACTTCTTTTTGCCCAGGGCAATAATGTCGTCCAGCGCCTTGTTCTTCAGGGTCAGCGGGTTAAGCGTACGCCGCGCAACGCGCCGTGATTTGCGGCGGTCTTTGTCAATCTGGTCAAAGACGCGGGAGAACTCTTTGGATGAAAGCCCTGCCGTGTCGTAGCGCCCGGACCGGGTGCGGGCAAACGGAGTATCAGCCACTGATCAACTCCGGCTTACCGCCAGCAAAGTCGCGTATGCGCCCGCGCAGCCATGCCATGTCCGGCAGGGAAAGCGTCTGGCCTGCGGGCAGCGGTTCCATTTCCGACTCTATCCCGCACAGCAGGCGGAATACCCAGCGCAGATCGTCGTTACCTTCATAAGCCCGGTATGCCGCCAGGTCAGCGCGGAATATCTCATCGAGACGGATGGTGTAGTCGCGGTTGTCTTCGTGAAATGACGCAGATCGCTTGATCACCTCCTGGTGAAAGAGGCTGCGCAGCACCACGTCACTGATCGAGCGATCGTCGAGGCGGTTGTAACTCATAGAATGCGCTCCTCATCGCTGATTCGCTTGCCGGTCAGTGACTCCGGCACGGCTTCGGCGGCTTTGATTTTCTCATAGCCAATGATGCGTTTAAGCGAGTCCATAAGGGACGGCTCCTGCTCGGCGGTCGCGGCGGTCATGGCGTTGATATAGTCCGCTGAAGCCACGTTGTTGTAGCCTACGGCGAAGCAGCACAGGATGGTCAGTACCTGCTCCGGGCGGATCTCGCGCCAGTTGATTCGGTAAACCTCTTCACCGCTGGCGTTGTACTCCACTTCAACAATGGAATCGGGGATCTCAAATGCGCCCTTGTTCTCTGCTGGCAGCGCAATGTTGTCCTGCAGCATGAGCTCGTTGTAACGCTCAATGCCGGTGAGCACGGCAGCGCGCCCGTCGCTTCCCCGCGTTCTGAGAGAGATATGGTTGCCGCCTACCTCGTTTGCCACTTTGCCAGTGGCTTCATCCACCAGCACTTTAAAGCCCTGCTTGCGAAGTGCCTCGACGAAAGGGGCAAGTTTAACCAGCTGCTTTCGCATGCCCTTTGGCAGCGTCTGCGGCTTTGACATAACGAGCGTGTGATCCTCGTAAATGGCGGTGATTGCCATCGGCTGGCTGGTGGAAAGGCTGATTACTGCGATTTTCTGTTTCACGTCTGTACCCCTGAAAAGGCGAAAGGCCGCATATAGCGGCCTCTCTGGCTTTTAACGTTCCCAACCGCGCGTTGCAGATTAGGTAAGTTGTCAAAAATTCCATCAGGGAACCGCTAACAGCTTGGGGCGACTGTAAGCGGTTTGTACTTTGCGTAGTTACGGGTCAAGAAGTTTTTTTGAAAATAAAAAAGGCCGCTGATTAGCGGCCTTTTAAGAGTTCGTGCTTATTTGCTGCGGGCCGTAGCCTCTGCCAACTCTTCGATACTGCCAGTTATTCGCTGAACTGCTTCGTCTAACTTTTCAATAATGGTATTGGTTAGTTCTTTGTTAGTAAAAACTGGAGCAATGAAATCATGTTCTCTTGTAGCGTCGCAATGTTGCGCACCTGTGGCACTAACTAGACTGTTAAAAAAGTTTAAAGCTGATTGCAGGCTTGAGAACGTATTTTTATAGATGGTTTCTGGCGCAGTAGTTTGCTGGCTGCGATAAAGCTGGATTTTACACTCATAGTTTAAGTGCTCTGTTAGATCAGTGTTGGTATCTTTTTTAACCAGATTTTTACCGTCATAGTAGAACAGTTCAGCTAAGTATTTGCCCCCATCCGAATTAGGATAGTTGCCTGCTTTCCATTTCACCCTTGCCAGTATCGCCATTTCAATCTCCAGATTGTTGAGTAAACGTTAAGTATAATAATGAGTTTAGTTTCAGCGTCTACTCACAAACTTAGTTATTCAGCATCAAATCTATACCCGCCAGCACATAGGCTTTAGCCATTAATTCACTCTCAGTGCCGTTATGCCGGGAGAACTCAGCCTTGCCGCCTGTAATTCCGTCCGCATGTACAGGTACTAGCCAGGGGAAATCTGCACGAATTGCGGCTGGTGCCGCGTGCTGGTGGTGGTGATCACAAAGGGGGATCTGCAAAAGGTGCGCGCCTGGTTTAGTTCGCCCTTCGATGTGATGCAGGCTGATAAGCAATGACTCTTTCCCGTGCTGGAGGCAGGCAATGCAGGGCAGCTTTCCCAGCGCATCCATAACAACGCGCTCGGCAGCGGTCGGTGTGCGTCCTTTAAGGCCTCTGCCTGACGTGCTGGCGCGTGTTTGCCGTTTCGCTGCTACTGGTGCTGGTTTTTTTTCTTTCAGACGCTCAGATGCGCTTACAGCGCGTTTTGCCGCTTTGGTTTTTTGCTGTGCGATCCACTCCGGGGAATTACGCTTTTCAATTTGTTTGGCAAGCATCCTGCTACTGCTGGCTTTCTGCTTTGCGTACTGCTGCTGGCGAAACTCCGGGTCAGCTAGTTTTGCTGCGTGTCTTTCTCGTTGGCGTTGCTGTGCTTTTACCTGCTTTTCCCGTGCGGCCTGAAAATCTGCACTTTCCATGATTTAACCAAATCTAAAATATTTTTTAGATTGTTGATCACCTCGCGGAATCTGTAAAGCAATCCGTAATTGTCCACTGGTTATGGCACTTAGTTAATCAGCACGGCAGGTTATCCACTTATCCACTGGATAGATCATATAAATCGATCCTATATAGATCCTATTTAGATCAAAGAAGATCACCGTTGATGTAATTACATGATTTTAAATATAAATTTCACGTTTTGCGTTGCTGGTTTCATGGTAGACATTGCTGGTTTCATGGTAAACATTGTTGGTTTCATGGTGAATGTTGTTGGTTTCATGGTAGGGTGTTGCTGGTTTCATGGTAGGACAGCTAATTACCCACATTGACCGATAGAAGGTTGTTTCGATGGAAAACGACGAAGAAATCAAGACGATAGGCGATGCTCTGGTGTATAGCGCTGAGCAGGAAGCTAAAAGTTATACACTGACACCTACAGCAAATCGGACTGTGCAGCCGATAGCGTTGATGCGTTTGGGTGTATTTGTGCCAGCCGTCCGCAATAAGCCCCAGCGTGGCAATGCTACTATTGATGCCTCTGAAGACTTCGGCCAGCTTGAGATAGCGAAAGCTGAGGGTTACACCAATATCATGATTAAGGGCAGCAGGCTCGATATGAGCACTGATTTTAAGACGTGGATTGGTGCTATCCGGGCATTCAGTAAGTACGGCGCTGATAGCAACCGCATTAAGCTACCGTTTACCGAATTTGCAAAGCTCTGTGGAATCGCCGTCGATGATATTAACCAGCGTTCGCGTGATCGCTTCTTCAACTCATTTCTAAGACTGGCCTCGCTTGTTGTCTCGTTTAAAAATAAAGACGGCAGTAAAGCGACGATTACGCACCTGCTTAATAGCGCCCATTTTGATACTGAGAAAGACATCATCACTCTGGAAGGGGATTCCCGGCTATGGGAGCTTTACGCCTTTGATCACAAGGTGTTACTCCAGCTAAAAGCAATCCAGGCACTGCCGCGTAAAGAGTCGGCACAGGCTCTCTATGTGTACATTGAGAGTCTGCCTACCGGCTTCCTACAAGTGTCGTTAGAGCGTCTTCGTGATCGCCTCAACCTGAACTCCACTATCAGCACTCAGAACAACGTTGTCCGTAAAGCCATGAAAGAGCTGGCTGACATTGGATACCTGTCGTTTACAGAAGTTAAGAAGAATGGCGCGGTCTACTTCCAGATTCACTCACGTAAGCCTGACCTTCTGCCACACAAAGAATAATAATTGCTGGTTTCATGGCTGGTGTTGTTGGTTTCATGGAAGCGTTGCTGGAGTACCGGCGATTAATGCTAGTGGTCATTCGATACAGAGTATTTTTTGCTCGAAAGCCCTTCGTTACCATGAAACCAACAACATTTACTGTGATTTATATAGCGAATTACCATGAAACCAGCAATGTACACCATGCTCCTTCAGGCACTCACCATGAAACCAGCAACAACTCTGACACAGTAGCTATGCAAGGCTATGACCATGACGAAAGCACTCAAAGAGCTTAGGCCATGCTTAACGGAGAATGTTGCTGGTTTCATGGGGATGTTGCTGGATTCATGGTAAGTCCACCAGCTACGGCTGGAGTTATGCTGAATTTCCGGGAATAGAGGCTCTTCACCATGAACAGAGCAACATTGGCGCTGACTACCATGAATCTGACAACATGGCGGAAAGAGCATAAAAAAAGCCGCCCGAAGGCGGCTTGTTTTATTTGCCGTGGTTAACGGTGATTTGGGTAATGATGTTTGTCGTTACAGACCATCCAGCACTACCAGAAGCTGCAACCACTCCTGCAAGTGTCAAAAGTACTGACACAGACAGGGAGACGATTTTTAATCGACTCATTTGGCCTTTCCTCTGTCGTTCCGCTGATGAATCGCGCCACCGGCGACGTTATTACATCAGACCCGCAGAGATACTTTGAGCAAAGTAATCGCCTACGAGCTTTACGGAATTTTAGTGGCCACGCCATGCGTTCACCGGTGCCAGGATTGGAGTGCCTGGTGACGTGGAACAGATATATGATTACCTACAAATGCAATGTTACCTAACTGTATATTTGCGATTTAGGTATAAATATCGCTTGCCGCATATCAATAAATCATCTAGTTCAGGCCTGTATATTGATGGTGTAATACTCAATAACCCCAAGATGTAGTGTTTATCCACAACGTTACTCACCATGAACGTGGCTGTAGTGTTTATCCACATAAGACATACGTGACGTGTATCTTATTTTGTTACGGACCTTGTTATCGTAACCCCTATGCGTATACTGAGCCTGAGCAAAGTAATCGCCTGCGGGATAGAAAAAATTTCGCCGGTGAGCAGAAAGAAGGGTGGAGCCTTCTGGCTGCATCACTTTCAAAAAAGCCGCCTTTGGGCGGTTTTTTTGTGCCTGAAATAAGGCTATTTCCTCGGCTTTTGCAATCATCTTACCCTGCTTTTCAGGGAGTCCGTGTTGACCGGCACAGCACTATCCATCTCTCTCTTAAACAGGATGATATGTGTAGCAGTTATTCTCGCGCAAGCCCGCCATATATAGGGTTTTACGTTCTGTAATCATGCAAGATGAGCAAAGCCAGCCACGATGCACCTTGCAGCCCGAAAAATGTTTTTGTAAATGTCACAGACCAAAAAAAGGACTAAAAAAGCCCCCTGATGATTAGTCGTGAGGAAGGTAGCGCAAGCTATGAGAACATGACTTGCGCAGGCAGAGATAAACGCAGAATTGTGTGGAAGTTTAGAGTGTGTGTTTTAGCAGAGCAAAAAGCATTGGCCTGCTATTAATGGTATTACCCTTCAGGTCTATACATACCCAGTTTTTACGTTGAAACGTGATGTAGCAGTCGGTGCGGTTGATACGCAGCGGCTCAGTTCTGCCTGCTTCTACAAAGCCTTTTGCTTTCCAATAGCCGCGCATTTTGTCTAATTCGATCTGCTTCAAACCTAATTTCATAAGTGCAAAAATTCATAAAATTTTAGAATGTACATATTCTTATATGAAATCATCCACTGGTCAATTCCATACTTCTAAACTTATACTGTATTTTTATACAGTGTAAAGGAGGGGTGATTATGCGCTTAGAGATAATAGCAATACCTGACGAAGCCGCGCCCAGACAGGCTTTCAGGCAGTTTATTGAAACGGTAGCAGCGGGTTTTCCGTCTCCTGCCATCGGGTACGAAGACACTCCGCTGGATCTGAACGAGTATTGCGTCAGGGCCAAAACGGCCACTTATTTTGTGCGCTGCGAGGGTGAGTCAATGATCGGGGCCGGTATTTTTGACGGCGATCTGCTGGTGGTGGATAAATCGAAGGCGGCGGCAGACGGCCAGATCGTGATTGCCTCTGTGGACGGGGAGTTTACGGTAAAAAAGCTGCAGCTGAGGCCAGTACCGATGCTGCTGGCCATGAACCCGCGCTATAAGCCGATCCCTGTCGAGCCTGATGGTCTGGAAATATGGGGGGTGGTGACATACGTCATCCACCGTACTGACAATGTTCCTGCACAGTGACGTTAACGCCTTCTACGTGTCGGCCGAGCTGGCATTCAGGCCGGACCTGTACGGGCGTCCTGTCGTGGTGGCGACCAACAATGACGGCTGTATTGCGGCGCTGAACCGCGAGGCGAAAAACGTAGGCCTGAAGCGGGGCGATCCGCTGTTTAAAATCCGCGATACCATCCGGCGCTACGGCGTGGTGGTGTTCAGCAGCAACTACACGCTGTATGACGCATTCAGCAAGCGTTTCCATACGATAGTGGGCGAGTATGTCCCGAACCTGGAAGCGTACTCGATCGACGAAGTGTTTGGCTCTCTGGACGGCATGGAAAAGCTGGTGGACTTCCAGACATTCGGAGAAGAGATCCGGCGCACCGTTATCCAGCACACCACGATGAAGTGCGGAATAGGGATAGCCGAGACAAAGACGCTCTGCAAGGTAGCCACGCACGCAGCAAAGACCTGGCCTAAAACAGGCGGCGTGGTGGTGCTGACCGACCCGAAACGGCGCGACAAGCTGCTATCACTGCTCGACGTCTCCGAGACGTGGGGCGTCGGCAGAAAGATAGGGGCCAGGCTGCAGCTGATGAACATCAAGACGATGCTCGACCTTGCCCGCGCTGACACAACCATGATCCGCAAAAACTTCAATGTGATGCTGGAGCGCACCGTACGGGAGCTGCGCGGCGAACGCTGCTTCGAGCTCGAAGAGAACCCGCCGACTAAGCAGCAGCTGGTGGTAAGCCGTTCGTTCGGCAAACGCCTCACCAGCCTGGATGAAGTAAGTAACGCCGTGTGCTTCTTTGCCACCAGCGCCGGTGAAAAGCTGCGGCGTGAAAAGCAGTACTGCCGGAATATCACGGTATTCATCCAGACCAGCAAACACGATCCGCGCCGCCCGTATTATTCACGCGGCGCCAGCCATTCGTTTACGACGGCCACACAGGATACCCGCGATCTGATTGATGCAGCCGTGCGCGGCCTCAGAGCTATCTGGCGGGACGGCTATGAGTATGCGAAGGCCGGAGTGATGCTTGGGGAGTTCTGCGGCTCAGAGCAGCAACTGAACCTTTTTGACGAGTCACCGCCGCGCCCCGGCAGCGATAAGCTGATGGCCGTGATGGACAAGCTGAATAGCTACCAGCGCGGCACACTTTTTATTGCCGGTCAGGGTGTCAATCCGGCCTACCAGATGAAGAGGGAAATGTTATCTCCGCGCTATCTGACGCGGTGGGAAGAGTTACCCATCGTAAGGATGAAATAATTTGAGATAAGTACATCATTATCAGTAATTTAACTTAAGTGTAACTTCAAAGTGATTAGTGCCACTACTTTTAGTAGTAGCGCTGATCACTTCTTGATCGCCTCTTAGAGTGTGCATACAATCAGAAAAAACCGAAAGCGCATAAATCAATGAAATGCGTTAACTTTTTCTGGCTTGGAGTTGTACGGATATGACTGACACAGCAAACTTTGCTTTTGTTTTAATGACGCTTTTCTTTGCATTACTGGCGCTGGCAACTGTCGCAACCTTGTGCGGATTGCCCGCGATGTTGCGCGCGTTTGACGCCTACATAGCTAAATCGAATACCTTAAGCTGATCCCCCGATACATCCCGTTTTAAATTTATGCTTATCTGATGCCCTGCTGGCTACAGTTCAAGCCAGCGGGTCTCAGTTTTGTCTGTCAAAATCAAGGTTAACATTAAATTTAAATAATCTTTAGAATGTAATAAACTTCTGGTTGAAATTAACCACTGGAATATTACACATGACCGGCACTGCTAAATCCCTCAATCTGAGCCAGCCGTTACTCATCAGTGCTTTACTCGCTGAAATAGCAAGACTCCATCCCGGTACCAGCGTCAATAAGGCGCAGTTTGCTGCCGTTGTGGAGGCTGTAAACCATGTAGTAATTGCCTTTAGCCGTGAAAGTGGTGATGCCTGATGAGCGACCGCTTTTACATGATCTGTACCAGAGATACGGTAGGCAGTAATGCCTCTTTCTGGTGCCACGATGGTCACGGCTACAACACCAATATCGAAAAAGCACACGTCTATACCCTGGCAGAAGCACAGAGCCGCTGGAATACAGGCCGCACTATCGATCAACCCGTTTGCGCAGACAGCGTGGATGCGCTAGCCGTCGTTCACGTTGACCACCAGCACGTACCCGGTGAGTCGGTCATTACTCCTGATTGCAGTAAGTACGTTGCATTTCAGAAAGGGCGCTGGGATGGCAATGATCTGTACTGGCTCCGCAACGGCGGCCTGCCGACGACCGACTTCACACAAGCGACCATTTTCGATAGACCGGGCGATACGGCTGAGCTGGTTTGGCTACCGTTCGCCACGGCTGACGCAGTAAAGCGCCGCACGTTCCCCATTGCCATGCTGGATCATCGCCGCATGGTGCAGGGTGCTGGTCTGCGAGTACCGGCGCACATCAGCCGCGCCCGCCGCCGCAAGCCAGGCACAGGAAAGACGCGCCTCAACTGCCCGGACTGTGGGCGCATTCACTGGCAACTCAATCCGTATGTCTTTGAAGGCTGCGCTGACTGGCAGTGTGCGGGAGCGCGTACGCATGGATAAGGCCGTATTAGACATGTGCTGTGGCCCGCGAATGATGTGGTTCGATAAAGCCGATCCCCGCGTGCTGTATTCCGATATCCGGGAAGAGACCCACCAGCTGCCCGACCGGGAGCTTGTCATTAGCCCGGACGTGATAGCCGACTTCCGATCCTTGCCATTCCCGGATAACTCTTTTTACGTGATTGCCTTTGACCCGCCGCACCTGGAGCGGGCTGGCGAAAAGGGGTGGCAACGGCTCAAGTATGGAGTGCTCAATCGCGGGACCTGGCGCAATGATCTGCGCGCCGGTTTTACTGAGGCTTTCCGCGTGCTGCGGCCGAACGGCCTGCTGATTTTTAAATGGAATGAAACGCAGATCCGGGCGCGGGACATTCTGGCGCTGACTGACCAGAAACCCCTGTTTGGCCACATCAGCGGCAAGCGTGGCTTAACGCACTGGTTTACCTTCATCAAAGACGGAGAGCAGCAATGAAAGAACGTCCAATTTTCTTAAATGGCGACATGGTTCGTGCAGTTCTCGACGGCAGGAAGACGCAGACGCGCCGGATCATGAAGGTTCAACCATCTGAAGATTTCTCTCCGATGAATATGGAGCTGGAAACGGACTTTACCTCGCGCTGGTATACGCCAGGCGTTGTCGATAAAGACGGTTACTTGCAGTCTTCTAAGAAGCAGGTATTTGGTGTGGCCAGCGAGGATGAAGGCTACACCTGCCCGTTCGGTGCAGTAGGTGATCGCCTTTGGGTCCGTGAGACGCATTCAATCCGGGTTGAGCCATCGGAATATACACCTGGTGCTGTTTGGTATCGCGAAAGCGACATTGGGCGTCAGTGGGAAGGTCAACTTCGTTGGCGACCATCCATCCACATGCCGCGCTGGGCTTCCCGCATAACGCTGGAGATTACCGGCGTTCGTGTGGAGAGGTTGAATAACATCAGTGAGGCCGATGCACGTGCGGACGGTGTGGAGCAGTTGCGGGGCGGTTTCTGGCGTCATTATCAGCCTGCCTGGACTCAGCACCAGTTGAGCGCACGCGGTTCCTTCGTGACGTTATGGAAGTCTATCTATGGAGAGGAGAGCTGGCAGGCAAACCCGTGGGTATGGGTGATTGAGTTTAAGCGCGTGGTAGAGGATTGAATGGCAATTTTTGGTGAGATCGTTTTGTTCTGTTTCGGGCTATTTCTATTAGTTTTGAGCGTCGGTAACTTTTGGGTAGCCATTTCTTTTAGTGGACGAACCTCATATTTAAGCATTGTAGCTGCTGGCTGTAGCTCTCTTATTCTCTGGCTTGCTATCCACTACGGGCCTATCTCAGTCTCAGTCAATGCAGGGTGATTAAGTGAGCAAACTAAACCTGTCGGTTTTGCTGAAAGTCAGCGCTAGCGCGGACGACGTGATCAAAGCCATTGCTGGTAAAAGCGATGACGTTCATCCGGATAACAGCACAGCCATTTGTCGCCTTTATGACGACCTGAATGATCGCCATGCTCCACCAGCCATCGTTAAGGCTATGGCTGACGAGCTAATCAATTTGCGGCAGCTAAACCGCATACGTCAGGCGCAACGTATTATCGACCGCCGCCGCTTTGTGGATTCAGCAGTTACCTCACAAATAACGTTGGAGCACAAAATAGCGCCGTCGCAGCCACCACTCACAAAAGAGAACAGTCATGGACCTGCGTAAGTTCTTCCGCCTCAAAGCGCCCTGCGCTAACTGTCCGTTCCTGAAAGCTGGTGGCATCAAGCTGAATCCCGGACGCCTTGAGGGCATCAAAGCGCACCTGCTGCGGGACGATTACTCGTCATTCTACTGCCACAAAACCACGCACCACACTGGCGAGGAAGAGGGCGAAGACGGCGAAGTTTACACCCCGTCAGGGAAAGAAGCGCATTGCGCCGGCGCAGTAGCGTTTTTGCTGTCCCGCGGCCGTCATAACATCGCTATGCGCCTGGCATTCATAGAAGGGCATACCGTGCCTGCAGACTTTGAGCCCGCAATAAACATGATCGCCACTGAGAGCTGAGGAAACCGCAATGATCAACGATCGCGTGACTGATAAAGAGCTGGAAATGTTCGCCGCTGAGCCGCAGAACAACCTGGTATTTGCGCCCAATCATGCGCTGGCGCAGATGATGGCCAGAGAGCTGCTGGCGTTACGCCGTTCCGGTTCGGAGCTGGTTGAGGTGGCAATGGCAGGGCTGGAGTATATCGACGCAATCCCGGCTGATATCGCTGGTGCATTTGACGCTATGCCGGGTTTCGATCGTGACTGGGCCGAAGAGACGATTAGTGAAGTGAAACAGCTGGTGCTGAATGGTAAACCGCGAGATTGATAGCAAATTAATTTGCTTGTATTGACAAGCAAAATCACCACCTGTATATTTCACTTCATGGCGCTGCTTTAGCGCCACCGCCCTGGCGGCTCCAGGCACTAAGGACCTCCCCACAATGAAACCGATGCTGAAAGCGACCTTTTTCTCTCTCGTTAATGATCTGCTGGCCCGTGGTATCCAACCTTCTCTGAATGCCTCTAATTTGACGAGCTACGGCTCAATCACATGGACCGACGGCGACAGAATCTATGTTGAAGAGCTGTATTCGGTGCGTGATTGTAGCCCTCTTACCGCCAGCGTATTTCGTAAGCGCTTTAAGGCATGGTTTGAAGAAATTGTGAGCAAACTCAAAGAGCAGACCACAGCTGCACCGCAATCTGTTGCTTCCATTCCAGCCCATAGCGAAATGACCGCGACCGCTGCGCTTCAGCACATGTCTTACACTCTGACCGGTGCAATCAAACAGAGCCAGCAGCCTGGCTTTATCACGGCGGAAGCCTACGCAGATATCAAAACCAATTACGAGCTGGTGGCCACCAGCTGCACCGACCTGGCGACCGTTGTCTGGCTGCGTAATCACCTCTGTTTTGGCTACAGTGGCGATGAACACACGTTTGAAGAGATCAACCTGGGCTACCGCGATCACATCGACTTCATCCTTAAATCAGGCTGGCGTCCGGGTACTGCACCGGCGCACCGGATGGTGCTCAGCAATATGTTTGAGCTGGACTGGTGGGACCCTCAGCAGATCGTGATCACATCACATACTGCGGATACCGTTACCGGCACGGCCACCATGACAGACACCGAAGGCGAATATCAGTTCGCGTTTGAGTGGAACATGGTCATGGGCGAAAAGGCCGAACAGTATAACCTGCCGTTTATGGTGTACATCACGGCGGCCCGGTTTACCCTGCCGTATGAGTTCTCACTGTTTGAATATGATGGAAGCCCGCTTGATGCGCTGACGGCGTTACAGGAAATGGATTGCACGCTGGGATTTTGTAATGAGTATTTCACTGACGTCTATCAACAATATGCCCCGGCAGAAGGGGCAATTAACCGAGGCTAATCATGACCGATAAAGCACGCGATCCACGGGCTTTAAACTCAGTTAAAGGAGCCGCCCCCGCGACGGCTCAGATTCAGATGCGCGTAGATCCCGATGTTAAAAACCGCTATGTCGCGCAGGCACAGCGGGAAGGGATGAAACTGTCAGAATGGATACAGCATCACCTCGACGCTGTATGCCTGTCGGCGGGCGAAGCAAAGCAACAGGATAAGAACACCAGTGATTAAACAGGAAATCAGGGCGCTGTTTCTGGCGCACGGCTTCAAACTGGAGCAGCAGCCTGATGGCAGTACCGATGTAAATCCCGCCTGCTACAGCGTTGCTCAGGCGCTTTCAGAGTGGTTTAGCGATCTTTACGGGCAACCGGCTGGGAATGTCGAGATCGCCGCTGGTGGTGGCGCAGAGGCGCGCACGATGGCGCTGTTTTACGATAAGGCGGCAAGCATAGAGTTTCCGACCTATATCATGCGCAAGCCGTCGAAAACCTCCGCGCTGGCCACCAGCAAAAATCCGGCATCCGGGCGCTGATGGACGACCGGCTAAGTAAGTACGGCTGGCTATCTTTTGAGGACTGGCCGGACAGTGAAGTTCATGACTATCTCGCCACTAAATGCGGCATCATTCACGCCCGCAAATTGCCGGATGGCAGCTGGTCAGGCCTTCTCCGTCTTCTGTATACGCTCAGCGTCTGCATGGGGATCACGCCAACGGACGTTTATCAGTATCGCTGGTGCTTTGAAGATCCGAGCGAGGCAGTCCACCTGTATAAAACAGCTGTCGAAGTTGACGAAATACCAGAGCGCCGGGAGTCTCTGGTGGGCCACCGGCACACAACCGGCATCCCGCTTTACGTTGAGTTTGACCAGTTGGGCCTGCCAAAATGGCGTTAACACTTCTCACTGACTGACCACCAGCATTCCGGCTGGTGGCCGGTTATCAACTTAAGCAATTCAGAACGGCAGAAAATGGAAAGCAGGATTAAATGCCCGCACTGCGGATCAGGAAGCGTCAAGAGCAGCAGGGCGGTCTATGAGCAGGGAACCTCTAACACGCGCAGCGTCAGCCACACAGGCTGGATATCGAATCGCGGATCGGGTGGAAGCAGGCGGCAGGGCAGATCAACGCGGCAGTCGGTTGCTGCTTCGCGCAATGCACCAGCGGGCGGCAAACTGGAGGTATTTACGTTTGTCGCTTCGTTCCTGCTGTCTACCTGGCTGATACTCGATATACCGGCAACCACAGTGACAGGAGCAACTATAGCAGGCGTATTAGTCGCATTGCTGCTAACCGCGCTGGTGGCGCGCATCAACCGGCATAACCGGCGCAGGGCGCGGGAGAATTACGATAGGCAGTGGTATTGCAGTAAGTGCGGCGATACGTTTTTACGGGAGAATTGCGCGGGTTAAGATACAAAAAGGGCCGCATTAAGCGGCCCTTTTTTATGCTGCTACCATTTGAGGATAGCGCTTAACATCTTCAGCCACTAGGATCACACCATAGCAGCTTGTGTCAGGATGTACGCTCCAGATTTTGTCGTCTGGAATGACTGCGCCGTCATACTGAACACGTTGCCCATCATAGGGATAAAATTTGCCTTCATCGGTATCGAATACGAAAACAATAAGGTCTTTTGATTTGGCCGCAATACGTTTCCACAGCGCCTGACCGCCTGCATAATGAGTGTTATCACTCATAAGCGTAATGTTCTTTTTAAGAACAAGGGTCTCATAGAGGCGAGTTGCTAAACCCACGTCCTGTACAGCGCCATCTACTACTACGCCATCAACCTGAACGGCATCAGTATCAGCCCAGAAATCTTTAACACTCAGAACGCCATCAAAACTCGCAGGGCGGGCCAATTCCAGCATAGCAACAGACTTGTGACGCAGTTCACCATTAACACTCGATGGATTGGCGTTAATGACTGCGGCAAAAGGAGTTTTGCTGTCGAAAGCAATCCAGTAAGTCTCGCCACGGATGACAAGCTCATCTAAGATTTCAAATCGACGCTGTATTGTGCTCGGGCTGTATGTCATTGGCATTACCGACATATTGGAGTCCCCCTGTTTGAGTACTGGCATTTCGATTTCTATCCTGAATTTTTTATATGAATTTCCTATTGGATTTGACAATAGCAAACCGACAACCGGTTTGTATTACATAAAGTGCGTTTGTAGTACTTTTTGTACTACTTTTTGTATTACTTTTTGCGTAGTAAATACCATTTTAGATGTCTAATTTTTCGTCATCATACACACATTACAGATGCTTTAGAGGCTGTAAGCTCACCTACATAAGATACTTTTTGCCGCAAGGCCTTCGATAATGCTTAAGCCAGTTATCCTGAATTCAGAACTAGCCTTTTATTACCTGCTTAACACATAAAAACAACCGCTTAGAGCGGGTTACGATGATTTGCTTATCGTTTTATAAAGTCATTAAATCGGGCCTGATTAACCACCAGCCAGGCGGGCATGAACTCAATCGTTATGGGCCTGATAACCATTTTCCGGGGCCGGTTCCAGATATCTATATTCTGCTCAACACAGCGGCGGATGTGATCCGGATTATTGAACTCCGGGAGATTGTTTTCCGTGTGGGAAATCGTCTCCATCTTCTCGCTTATCCGGGCATCGGTCATTACCCATGAGAAGTGCCAGCCAGCGTCTTCAACTATCTTGGTACGCATCTTCAGCAGCTTCCAACGCCACCAGCTTTCCCTTATGGGTGTACCTTTGCGTTTAACGTTGCGCAGCAGCTCTGGCTGGCCGTGGAAGAAGCCTTTTAGGTTTTTCATTGTGGTCATCTTCGGAAGACGGCAAAGACGCGCAGAACCGTCGTCGTTGAGCACCTGGACGTTGAACTTATAGTTATAGAAATTCAGATATAGCGTCGTGCAGAGAAGACGCGGGCTGAACTGCTTCAGGGCTCCCGGGCGGGGTATTTCATCAACGTCAGATATCATAATGATATCGTCGTCCTGGGCGGAGTCGAGGCCGCGCATGATGGAATTACGCGCTATTGTCTCGTTTTCCCATGGGTCCGACTCACCGGCTTTTACTACAGAACTACCGGACACAAACTCATGCTGATATATGGTTGGCACAGAGTCATTCACAACGTAGATAATCTTGTCACGAAAAGCCGCAAACTTTTCGATATCAAAGCTCAGTTTGTCGCGCCGCTTGCCGGTAAACGTGTATAGCGATTCCACGATCACGAACCGATCAACATGCTCATAAAGCGTATTGAGGCGGAGCTCTAAAAGCATATCTTCGTCGTAGTACAGGAAACAATCGTAAATCATTGGCGGGAAAACCTTTCTTGCGTCATTTTCAAAGCTATAGGGTGGAATTGTACCGTATGCTTAAGCCTGTTTTTACAATTTCCTTACGATTTCCGTACCTGCCATAAAAAAAAGCCTGCACATGGCAGGCTTAACATTAAAGAAGCCCGATTTTATTGACCGGAGAAAGAAACACCATCTAATTGGCCATTAATATTGATCGGGTAAGTTACGCCCTGAAATTGCTGGCCGAGAAAGTTACCGATAGTTGTCATGTCTTCATTAGTCTTAGTACGGTGCGTGGAGGCATTGAAGTCATACTTATCCTGATAGCCACGGACCACACCGTTGAATGTCCACTGACCAGACGCATCACGGTTTAACGTGCCTTCCATCTGAAGCGTAATACTTCCGAGATAGTAATTTGATACAAGGCTGTCTACGCCGGTGTCATAAGCAAATTTAAGGCTGAAGTTGTAGCTGCCCGGTGCGCTCATAGCCATTAACTGATCGTTAAAGCCAAGAATTTTCTGCGGTGCCAGCTGTAAACCAATGTTGTTGATATCAACATTCATTGGACGACCGTTACCCCAAAAGAAATTAGCCAGTGCAGAAACTACGCTATAAGGACCACCACTTAACTGATCGCTCATATTGCCTAATTGCCAGTCACGCCACTGAGCACCATTACCCGCCATTGCTGAAATGCCAGTAGTACCCATTGTCGGGCCTACGATGCAATCGTTCAGATAACAATTGTTTTTAACCCACTGTAGTAGAGACGTAAGATCGTTCTTATTAACGTAATCCACAGCATTTTGGCTATTGAAAAAGCTACCATTGAGAACTTCATGAAACATCTGTGCTTGTGCCTGACCAGGCGGGACAGAGGTAGCGCCGCCTGGGTTATAGCTACCAAAACCGGCAGGAGCTCCGCCAGAACTTACAGGGGGTGCGGTTACTACCATAGTGCCTTCGCTCATATGTATCTCCTTATGTTTATCATCGTGTTAATGCGGTAAAGAGGATAACAATGCCGACTAAGCATCGGCCAGAAACATATGGGTATTTATACAGTATAATTTAGTATATCTAACTGCTTTAAAAACTAGGCGGCAGGGTTTGAGAAGTCTAAAAATAAAAAAACAAACAAATACAGTGAGTTATGGTAGTGTTATTGACTGTAATTGATAATGATTGCTATTTGTATATAATGTGGGCTAATGAATATCAGTAAGCGAGGGCGTTATGGCAGGACGGGTGGTTAAAGGAATCGCTTTGGTATTAGCTGGTGGTGTTTTATTAGCGTTGGGTGGCGTTGGTACTCTGCTTTACCTCAAAACGGGCGATCAGTATTACAGCGTATCAAACCTGGAAGAGTGTAAAAATTATACTAATGACCAGGCAAAAGAAGCAGTGCTAAGCGCACGTCTCAAACAGCCGAATGGCTGGAAGAGCTGGGGGGATGCTTCTAAGGTCGCCAATCAAAATGGCATAAGGTTCATAGATAACGAAATCAAAGGCCCGGACAAAATCTGGCTGATCCCGTTTTATGACGGAAAATTCCCTGATAAGAAGCAGTTCGGCATGCTGGATTGTGGAACATTAACAGTCGAGTTTGCGTCTGAGTAAGGCGCTCTCGTTCTAAATCACAAACCGCTTATCCTGGCCGTCACAATGACTCAGAGGCCACCAGCATGACCACCCCAACCGACTTAAACAGCACTGCCAACGATGCGGCCGCATTGCTCGATACATTCAACGCCGGCGAATTTACGTTAATCGCCGGCGCAGCATATTCTCTGCCGATCGCCCCGGCGCCGCTGGTGGTAACTTTCTGCGCAACAGACGGCACGCGGGCGCAGCTTACAGTGAACAAGGGCAGGGTGACGTTTGAAGGCGATCCCGACGCTGCAGCGGAAATATTTATCGAGGCGGTGACACGACGGCATGCGGAGCAGTGGGGCGCGCTGCAGGCGCAGCTGGAAGAAGTAAAAGCCCAGCTGGAGGCATACTCGCACCATAATGGCCTGATGATGCTCTCACAGCGGCTGGTGGACGCAGAGAAGGAGCGCGACGCGCTGCGAGAAGAAATTAACCAGCGCCGGACGTAAGTAACCCGGCGTGCGGATGGGGCGGAACGTTCACTATAGTTAGCAGACTTACTAAGCAGTCACGTTATTTTATGCGTGGTATATCTTTCAGCCGCGTGGTATATCGAGGCGACAGCATTTCTCGCTTCATCTGCCATGCGCTGTCTTGCTCTCCCTGTCCCGCGAAGAATACCTTTCCCCTCCCGGAGCGATTGATAGCGTCCAGCGCGGCCATCAGAGCATCTGCATTTGCACGCGGCTGCTGCTCACTGAACATGTCAAACTGCGCCACGCCAGACTGGTAAAAATCCCCCAGCATGACGCCTGCTTTTGCGTACCGGTAGCCGTCGCGCCAGATAGTGCTCAGCCCGCGCAGCGCAGACTCAATAATGTCCCGAGTGTCGCTGGTGGGGTAGTCGCAGACGCATGAGGCGGTATTCGAATACTGAGGCTCGTTTGCGTGCCTAGCGGTAGAGATCGACACGCTGATATGTCGGCAACGCGAGTTCTGCTCTCTCAGCTTTTCTCCGGCACGGGTGGCGTAGAGTGTGACGGCCTGCTTCATGTCCTCCAGGTCCGTGATCTTCTCACCAAATGAGCGCGAGTTAAGGATGTTCTGCTTTGGCGGCGGCGCGTCTTCCAGTGCGATGCAGGACTCGCCATTGAGCTCGCGGGTGGTACGCTCAACGATGACGTCAAAGTTTTTCCGGATCATGCTGATATTGCTGTCCGCCAGTTGCAGAGCAGTGGTGATGCCCAGCTGGTGCATGCGCTTGGTAATGCGCGGGCCGATACCCCAGATATCGCCGACGTCGGTCAGGTGAAGCAGCTTTCGCTGCCGGGTCCGGCTGGATAAATCGACCACGCCCTTTGTCTGCGTCCATTTTTTCGCAGCATGATTAGCCAGCTTGGCCAGCGTCTTCGTTGGTCCGAACCCTACGCCAATTATCAGCCCTGTTTCCTTTCGGATACGCTCACGCATCTGGTGTCCGAACGTCTCAAGCGGGATCACATTGCTGATGCCGGTGACGTCCAGAAATGACTCGTCGATAGAGTAAACCTCCTGTCCAGCAGCCATCTCGCCCAGTATGGCCATCATCCGGGCTGACATATCGCCGTACAGCTCATAATTGGAACTGAACACATGCACGCCGTTCTGCCTGAAAAAACGCTCATTCAGAAACAGCGGCGCCGCCATTTTGATACCCAGGCGCTTTGCCTCCGCCGAACGTGCGATCACGCAGCCGTCGTTGTTCGAAACGACGACAATCGGTTTACCGCGCAGATCGGGCCTGAACACGGTTTCACAGGAGGCATAGAAGTTATTGGCATCTGCCAGCGCAAACATGCTTAACCTCCTGCAGGCCCATTAAAGCCGATCCCGGCCACATCGGTTAAGGCATAAGCCACCACACCCCACACAGGAAGCTCCTGGCTCACATCGAGCAGTGTTACTGTCTCGTCCGCGTCCAGTGCCTGGAGGGCGGGAACCGGATTGAGCAACAGCCGCCTCAGTGTCAGGTCGCCTTCGAACTCCGCCACTATAAGCTGGCCGTGCGCCGGCGTCAGGGCGCGATCGATGGCCAGCACGGACCCTTTGACAATCCCGGCGCCGGGGCAGTCGGATTCGCTGCGCATCAGATAGGTTGAGAAGGGGGAAAGAGATACCAGATCGCCCAGGTTCAGGCGCGTTTCAGTGTAGTTCTGGGCGGGGCTCTGAAAGGCCATTGCAATGCTCCATTCTGATTAGCGTTATACAGCTCCTGTGATGAGTATAAGACGCAACAGAGGTAATGCCTTCCGGGTATCGACAGGCATAAAAAAAGCCCCGATTAAGGGGCTTTGGAGAGCAAAGGCTAATGGCAACATCAATCAAGAAACATCCGGTTTGTAAATTACCAAACCCTTAGATTTATACAAGCCATTTCATCACCAGCCTGAAGCATCTTTACCTGCTAATTCTGGCAGGTACTAACGCCTTTTATTCCGCTTTTTGCGGTTCAGCCGCTGCCGCTGCGGCCACCAGCTCCGGCTGAGGCTGTGGGGCGTTGGTTTTCGCCTTTGCCAGCAGGATAGTGCGCTGCAGCTGCGCCTTTTCGATGGCCTCTTTCACCATATCAGCATCCAGTCCGACAACCGCAAACTTGTCCAGGCCTTCCATGCGGAAAAGACTCGCTTCCGGGGCAATTGCCTTCAGGGCTTTCTCATTCTCAACTGTGATGTAGATCAGCTGTGGCTCGGCCTCTACGCCGTCCGGGATATACACATAAGCATGCTGGCCAACGCCTAACGCCTGGAGGAACAGGACACACACGGCCAGTGGCAGAGAGGTGTGCGCCACGCTGACATGCTGTAACCTGCCGGTCAGAATGCCGTGCAGCTGTGCGTTATGGGGCATGTACGGGCTGACCGTCTCCACGCGCCACAGGCCGGTAAGCGAACCATCCACAAATGCCTCGCCACTAATATTCATCGACATTTGACGCATGAGCAGCTGCGCAAAGCTCTTATCCAACGTCGGAGCCAAGGGCAGCGCGCCGGTCTTCTCATTGATGGCGTTTACCGCTTCCTGACGTTTAGCGGCATCCTGCGGCAATTCCAGGCTGTGCAGCAGCCAGAAGCGCTCATTTTTGTTAGCCCATACAGTGACGCCTTCAACTTCCTGCGGCTCAAAGCCCAGCGCGGCCACAAGCGCAATCTCAAGGTTTTCCGGGCCGATCTCGTTCTTCTCATTGACCTCAATGGCCGTGGTCTTACTGATAATGTACTGAGTCATGATAGCGCCTTATTTGCTGGTGGTCTTAGTGCTGGTGCTGGTTTCGTTCACCGCTGACTCTTCAACCTGAGCGGGTTCCTGCGAGTCGGCAGGGGTCGTGCTGGTATCGTCTTCGACAGGCGTCGGGTTGGTCTGTACCGGCGTAGTAGACCCAAAGCCGCCATCGCCACGGGCAGTTTCTGACAGCTGATCGACTTCTTTCCAGGTGACTGACTCAACTTTCTCGATCGTTGCCTGCGCGATGACCATGCCAGCCTTCGGCTCAATGAACTGACCGCCTTCATCGGCAATCATGCGCAATTTGATCTCGCCACGGTAATCGCTGTCGATGATGGCCACGTTGTTCGCCAGGCGCAGGAAGTTGTTCACAGCCAGCCCGGAACGAGGATAAATCTTCATGCAGTAGCCTGATGGGATCTCCACGGCCAGCCCGGTCGTGACCCACCACGCACGCGGCTGACGGGTTGCGCCCTGAGTCAGTACGACGTTATTTTTCACGTCCAGCGCGGTGATATCCCACGCTGCAGCGCCGTCCGAACCACGGAACGGCAGTTTTGCGTCTGGTGTGAGACGTTTGATCTTAATTTGAGGCATGGCTTAACTCCGGTGATTTAAAGGTGTAATGGCGGCGTTTGCGGACAGAGTTCTCATAGAGAGGGACGTCTGTGTACTCCACCAGCCCGCGAGCAATCAGTTTCTTCACGGACTGCAGAAAGAGGGAATGGCTTACGTCAAACTCCTGGCGTACCTGTCTGGCGGTGATGTACCGGTTCTGATCGAGCAGCATCAGAATGTACTCTTCGGTCTTCCCCATTTTCAGGGGCGTCAGTCTGGCGGCATAAGCGGGCGTCACCGCCAGGCTGTACTCGTTATCAATGGATCGCGTGATCAGTCCGTTTTTCAGGAGGTCCAGCAGCGTTCCCCGGATGACGTGCGTTGATGTGTCCGGCAGGGCGCGGGTAAAGCGGCGGCGCGTGGCGATACGCTCATCCTTCAGCAGCATCAGCACAGCTGAGGCCGTTTCCGGATATCGGGCGCGAAAAACTTTAAGTTTTGGTAAAAGGCGCTTCAATGTTCTGTTATCCTTGCCATTGGTTTATTTCGGATACCTACATCCAGTGGTTAACGTCTGAACCAGAACGAACGGAAAAAGGGAGCCAGCAATGGTTCCCTTTTTCTTTAGTCCTGTGTCCACTTCTCGCCCGTATCAACGCATAGCACGCCGTGACACACGCGGCCCTGATCCAGCCTGAAAGCCATACCGCCCAGCTTGCTGCGCCTGCGGCAGAATTGCGCGCCTGACAGGTAGGCATGCGGCACGACGGACTCGATCGCGCCTTCCTCGGTACACTGGCCGTCTTCTGCGTCGGCATAGCCACGCGCAAACTCGCTGAGCACTTCGCGGCGGTCCTCAAAGCGGATGATTTCGCCCTGGTCCGGATCGCGGGCGTATTCGATCGCGCCGAATTTAACGAGTGATGCGACGGTTTTGGGGTGCCTGAATATTTCCTCGCCCCAGTACTGGCCGGTGCAGGAATCGACATAAGAGCCGCTGGAATAGGTGCCGATAGGGTTAGAGACGTCGTGTGCCATTGCCACAGCCACGAAGAAGTTAACGACGTTGCCGGTTACAGACATTATTTCCCCGTAAAGAGCCGTTCCCGGCTGCTTAAGGTGTTGGTTTCCTGCCGGGTGAAAGCGCGGTCCACCAGCCCGACAACGGCTGCAAATTCGCTTCTGAAATACTCCAGTAGCTTATTTGCAGCGCGCTCGGTGATGTTTTCCACGTAGTAGCAGGCGCTATATTGGTCGATCCTGGGTTTTTCGAGGGTTAGCAGCGGGACGGCTTCTGACAGCGTAGACACGCCATATTCCACCAGTGCCACTACGCCGCGCTTGATTGCGGTGAAGGTCAGCTGGTGGCCGTCAATGGTGAACGTTCGTGTCAGTAAGATTTGTTGTCTGGCCATCGGTATTCGCAGGATGCGGGATGGCCCGAATTGTGGGGGATAAATGTTAACGTTACAATTATTATTTCTTTAGATTTCAATAAATCTAAATCTCTATTCTCCGTCCAGTATGCCAGACATTTTTCCTTTTTGACTTTCAGAGCGGCGAAGGTAGCGCATAACGGTTTTCGGATCCTGCCAGGTGCCTTCCTGCATGATCTGAGTAATCGTCGCGTCACGTTCGGCCATATCCATCGCGGCACCCACGCGGGCGCTGTGGCCGGACCATTTGGCGTAGCGGCCTTTGTTATCCTGCACCGGCTCTTTCCCCAGCAGATCCCATGCGTCTTTGAAAATCTTCTCGGTCGCCGGTGCAGACATTGGCTTTTCCGACACGCCAGCCGTGTTGTTGTGGCGGACCGGACCGAAAACCATCGCGTCCGGATGATGAATCAGCCCGGACAGCTCCAGCCAGTGCATCAGATGACCGGCAGCGGCGCGGCTGAGGTGCTTGACCACGCCCGCGGCCGTCACCATCGTTTTAGTGTGTGACAGGTTGATCACCACATGGCCACTGTCGCTGATATCCAGGTCGCGCACCCGGATGCGGCTGAGTTCGGACATACGGCACAGGGTGTTGTAGGCCACAAACAGAAATGCCAGGTTTCGCTGATCGGTCAGCCGGTCGGAGCGGCCCATGAGGTGCGACAGCAGCTGCAGGTCCGGCAGGCGGAACGGCACAGCCTGGCCGGTGCGTTCACCCTGCAGCACGGCCTCGCGGCGGATGCGTTTCATGGAACGTTTCAGGTCCACGCTTCCCCGGAGATCCGGCAGGCCGCTTTCCCGGCACAGCATGTTCATCATGGCATAGTGTTTGTCGATCGTGCTCGATGCCAGGCCGCTTTCTGCCATCTGCAGAAAGTACTCCCGCGCCAGCTCGGGGTCGATCGGCAGGTAGCCCACATCGCGCTCGTTGCACCAGAAGGCCCAGCGCCGGATAACGGATAACAGGTCGCGGAAAGTATTCTCGGAATAAGCGGCCTTATCTGCGATGAATCTGCGCAGGTTATTTGCAATGTCTTCCGGCGTTAATTGCGTTAATTCTGCCGGGAGTGCGCCGGTCTTTATTTGAGCCAGATGTTTCATTTATATATTTCATCCCAAATCAGAGAGACAACGCTACGCGAAATCTACGAAAACAGCAGGGGTGTGATACGTCAGATTTCACGTAGCGACGCCTGATGCAAAACCGCTCAGAAAGCATACATTTTGCCAGCGGCTTCGTTTACCTGATCATTTGATCATCAACCACTGATCAAGCATACATGAATCAGGGGAAACTTTATATAAGACTTATTATTTAAAGTTTCCTATTTTGACACTTTTTGTAAAGCGACTGCCTGAAAGAGTAGCCAAATCGAAAAATTTGCAAATTCGTTACGTTATTGTTCGTGATCGGCACCATACCTTCATATATGATCATTTGGCATGCAAATTGATTGCTAAAGGTAACTATTATCAGTCGGGACCATTTGCCCAGGCGCTTTGCACCTGATACCTGTTACACAACCCTGAACACACAGTTTGTTAATAAGCGTGTACAGCGGAAATATCTGACAGATGCACAATGCAGACTATTCTTATTATTGCAATTCTAAGGAGAGTTAATTTTACATGGCTACTGATTCTGTCTATATTCGCCTCCATTAAGTCCAGAGAGACTTGCACCGCTCATTAATTTTTTTGGAATACAATTATGCCTAACTTCAGCGATGTAGAATTTGAGAAGCGCTATAAACATTTTCTACAGGTACAAAAAGAGTGGCTGACTCTCATCACGGACAACCAGATTTTCATTGATAAAAACGCTATGGGTGAGGAATGCCGCCCGATCGGCTTTATCACTGATAAGAAGACCTTTCAGCGCGCAGAACACCTGCTGGCCGACTGGCAGAGCTTTGCCGACCTGGCAGAAGAGAAACGCCAGGCGCGTTCTATCGCGATCACGACTAACCTTTACCTGCCGGTGCCGACCCTGATCGTTGAGCCGAAGCAAGTCACTATCAACCGCTTCCGCGCTACGGCGACCGCGAACCACACCCGTGAAGATATCCTGAAGCGCTACGAAAAGCAGATCGGCAAGCTGCGTAAGGTTCCGTTCGCTGCCGGTGCCATCATGTCGCTGGAAGACGAAATGAAGGCGTTTGAAGCCGCAGCGCCAGGCGCAATGTACCGCGCCCGCACCAGCAACTACTCTGACATTCAGGTGACTGCGCGCTACACCGACGACAAAAAAGATGAGGGCGAATCGTTCCGTTATGGCGCGCACGGCATGCTTATCTACGGTGAAAACCTGAACAAAGAGCGTGATATCAGGCTGAACGTTAACAGTAACGGCGGGTACACGTCCTCTTACGACGCGATTTCTCCCGTGGCATGCTCAGTACTGCCGAATGCCAAGCTGTACACGATGGAAGACGTGGATTACAGCAAGCAGCTGGCCGCTCAGCGTTCTTCTGTGGCGTATACGGTGAACACGCGCCGCACTCAGTTTGAGACCAGGGCGAAGGCGAAGATTGCTAAGGCAAAGGACGCGCAGGAAGCACGCCTGTTTAAGGCTGAAATTGACGAAAACCGTGACCTGCTGGAAAAGCTGGAAGCATACGACTGGGCGCTGCTGGATAAGAAGGTGGCTGCAGGCGATACCGAACAGCTGACCATGCCGGAGATCCGCAAGCGTTACGGTGGCGAAGAGCCACGCGCCGGAAAGAACATGCGCAACATGTATAGCCTGCTGCGTGAGCTGGAAAGTAACCTGAAAAATCAGAGCAAATAATAATCAATGCTCTGCCACCAGCAGAGAAAACAGAAGGGCGCATAAGCGCCCTTTTTTGTGGCCGTAAATCAGTCAGCCTGACCGAATTTCATTCGTTTACTGACTATAGTGGTTGCCTGCTGGTGGTCAGCCCAGCAGCGCGTCCAGCTCCGACAGCTCATCCAGTTTGCTCTGCGTAAAGTCAGCCATATCTTCGCTCAGTTCGGCCTCTGCCGGACGGTAGCCAATCAGGAAGATGAAGCAGTAGGTATCCCAGCGGTCAGGTGATTTGATGTTAAGTTTCTGACGCATCTGAGGCTTCGGCACCATCATAATTCGCCCCATTTCATCCATGAAGTACGGAATCTTTGAGGCCTGCTCTGCCGTGTGCTGTGACATATCAATGCGCATCCGGCCCGACCGGATCGCGTCAGCGGCCATGATGTTCGACCAGGCGCGCTGATTCTTGAATCGCTCTCTCACCTTCTTACTGAAAGGCGGCTGGCCCCAGCGGATACTGATTGCATTAACGCCCCGGCGCTCCAGCTGCTTGAGCGTACCTGAACCCACGCCGTCGCCATCTACCGCAATGGTGATGCCCGGATATCGCTCCTGGGTGCATTCGTTAGCGATGTAGTCACCGAACGAGATCGGGTCCATTGTGCCGGGCATTTCCAGCAGCTTAAACGACACGACGCGGCGCGCATCGCCGTACCCGGATACCTTGCAGATATTGAGGATCGACTTATCCCTCCCGTTACCGACGTCGGCGGTGGCCACCCATCCCCAGCCCTTTTCCAGATACACTTTCCGGCGCGCTGCGCGATCGCACTCGTCACGCCCCAGCAGATAGCCGCTGACGTTGCGCGGGAAGCGGCCCAGCACCTTCACCATGTATTCCAGTGAATCGCGGCCCCCGTACTCCACCAGCTTTTCACGGATGAATTTCAGGGTAACGTGCGGCGCTTCCTCGGAATTGAGGACAATGGCATTCCAGAAGCCGTTAGGGTTATCCGGGTGTCTGGCTAACGAATGGTGCGAGTCATAGAAGTAACCACTGGGGCGAGTAGGCTGCGACATCATCAGCATGCGGTTATCTTCTTCTGTCAGCGCACCACGCATGATTGCGATCGCTTTGTCAGAGATACCCGACGCCTCATCAAGGATCAGCAGAATGTGTGCTGCGTGCTCACCGGCAAGCGCTTCCTCGTTACCCAGGCGATAGCCCTTACAGAGCACCTCCCAGATGCCCTTACGCGACTTCTCGTAAAACATAGTGTCGGTCAGGGTGAAGTAGTTTTGAAGCCACGGGTGACGTCTGGCGGCGTTCGCCCAGTAGGTTTTGACGTACTTGAAAACGCCGGTCTTAACCTGCCCGATTTTGTTGGCCACGATGATTACGCGGGCATCCGGGTACATGATCATGTAGATCAGCAGCATCATGGCCGTCAGGGATGATTTACCCGTTCCGTGTCCGGACGTCACGGTAGTCTGGCTCCCCGTCTCCTGTACGGAGTTCATGATCTCTTCCTGCTGCCAGGTGGGGATCATGCCAAACAGCTCAACGACGGCCAGCGCCCAGTTATAGCGGTAGCGGATAACCATGTCGCGCCAGCGCGGGTCTGTAGTAACGCTCTTTATGCGCTTCTTACCGCTCATCAGGCGTCGTCCTCGCCCTGTATGACGTCTATGTCAGGCGGGATATCGTCGTCGTCTCCGTACAGCTCCGCCGTGGCCATGTAGTCAAAGTTGCCGCTGAGATTACCCTCGCCCGCTGTTTCGCCGGCGCGGTTCTCTCCGTCTGCTTGGACGTCACCGAATCCGCTGCCATCCACCAGCGCTGCCACTTCCGCACGGCGCGCCTCAACAAACGCCGCGCTGGTGGCCTGCTGTTCCCGGAACTTACGTGCATCCTGGTCCAGCTGGTCCTCTGTAACCGCGCCGGTTTCATCAACTGGCGGTTCGGCGTTCTTGAGCTCGTTCTCAAGGCGTCTGGATAGTGACTCTGGCAGTTTGATACCGTGCCGCTCGATGTACTCCGCCGTCTCCAGTAAATCCCAGTCCTTTTCCTCGCGCAGTTGGTAGGCACGGCTGATCACCTCACCGGCGTTATGCGTCAGTGCATGCTTCTCATTGTCGCGCCGGTTCTTATCGGTGCCGCTGGCGATTGCCGCCACCCGCGTAGCGTGGTCATTGACCAGATAACCGACCTCGATCATCAGCTTGGTCATCTTGAGGATTGGGTGTGGCCCGCCGCCGCCTTCGTCATCATCCTTTTTGCCGCCGTTCTTCAGGTTACTGGCTTCCAGCTCAAACAGTTCGACCGCCCGCGCCGTGGTGCGCTTCAGAAGGTCCATGTGAGCCAGCGAGTCAAACAGCACCGTCATGGCGCTGGCTTCCACGCCCTCGCCCAGCACCTCTAATGCTGATTCATAATCCTCTGGCCGTGGGTAGCCGCGCCGGTTGGCCACCAGCTTGGTTTCATGCCCTTCCTCAAACGGTTTTCCCTCCCCGCGTGGCTTTGGGGTGTGCTTAGGGCGACCGGAATCCTGATCACTGGCATTTATGATCTTTTTGGCATGTGAAGCATTGGGCTTTTTCTTCCCGCCTGGCTGCGCTGCTGCGTCAGCGCGTGGTTCCAGTACCCCCTCTAAAGCTGCGCTGTGCCTGACTTTGCGCCCGTTTCGGCGGATGATCAGGTCTTCTTGTCTGGTGTGATCATTTTGATGATCAGAAGCGTGATCACTCGAATGATCATGATTGTGATCACCAGCCAGATCACGCATTGCGGCCAGCGCTTTGCCGTTCAGCTCCCGGCGTGCGGTGTTAAACGGCAGACCGTAGTGCTCACAGTACTCTTTGACGGTTATCCCGTTCTGCGCCTTCTGCTCGATGAAGGCTTTTCTGTGGTCATCCCAGTTAACTTTGGACATGGTTTATCGTTCAAAAGAGGCCAATAAACCGGGATGGTATGGAGTCTGTAATTTGTAGTGATCACATTAATGATCACTATCGCAGCTAACGCGCCGTTTTGGTGCCTTACTAATGGACAAAACCGGAATATGTGGTACTTTGATTCCTCGTTCGTAGTATGAAATTAACCACTGGATAAAATTAAATGACTAAGAATAAAGCTGTTTTAGTGGCAGTAGACGCAGGCTCTGGCAACGTAGCGCTGACTTATGCTGAAGATGGCACAGGGCGCTGGATCACCTCTGTCACCCCTTCACTGATACTGGAAGGCCACCAGCAGTCTTTCGCGGCTGAATCCCAGTCAACGTGGCTGACAACGGATGCCAGCGGCAAAGAACGCGCCTACACCGTCATGAAGAAAGGCTATGACCTGTATGACACCTGCGACCCTAACTATCAGGTCTCACCCGCTCACCGCGTCCTGATTGCCGATGCACTGCACCGTGCTGGCCTCGGCGGCCGTGATGTGATCATTGGTGAAACGCTGCCGGTGAATCAGTTCTACAGCGCTATGGGTGTGATTAACGAAGCCCGTATCCGTGAGAAGGTTGCCAGCCTGAAGACGCCTGTCACCAATTACCGCGACGGTAGCGAACCGGCTAACATCATTCACGTCGAAGTATTCCCTGAAGCCGTTCCTGCCATCGTTTCGGCACAGGCTGATAATCCGGAGCTGGCTGACGCTGAGCAGACGCTGGTAGTAGACCTGGGACGCTTTACCTGTGATATCGCCCTGGTTGATAAAGACCTGATGCCTGTGAAAAAGGCCAGCTATGAGCACGGCGTTCAGAAGATGATCGAGCGTGTACATGCGCTGCTGCCAGAGTTTGAAGAAAAGCTGGGTAAATCGTTCGGCGCATCCGATCTCAGCGTTGATAGCGTTGATGCCATCATTCGTCAGGGCTATATCGGCTCCCGTCTGGAAAGCGCTAAATCGAAGCGTATTGATATCAGTGAAGTCATCAACCAGGCCGCATCTGAGCTGGCAGAGAAAATCTGGCAGGACGTGCGTGCGCTTCACCGTAATACCCGCGATGTTGACGTTGTTCTGGTTGTTGGTGGCGGCGCTAACTATATCGCTGGCAAGCTGCCAGGACTGACCGATCACACCGATGGCTGGCATGATGTTGTTGTTGTGCCGAATAACCCTGAAATGGCTATTGCGCGTGGCGTCTATCTGGCGCTGCAGGCCTCTGAGGCCGATATTCTGGCTGATATCAGTAGTGCGGCGTCTGTAAGCGATATTCGTAGCCGGACCAACGAGAAGGGCTAACTATGGCACAGGTGATTAAATTTACCGGGCTGGAGGAAGGCGGGCTGTTCAGCCGCTCTATGCTCGAAGACTATAACAAGCTGAAGACGAATCCCGCAAAGCGCGCCTTTGTGATAAACGTTATTCGTTCGGGCTATGCAGTGGAGCAGATGGGGCTTGCACCAATCCTCGCGCTGATGGAAGAGACGTATGGTGATACGTTCATGACAATGACCAAGCGTGAGCGGCTGCAGCGTCTGCTTTCGCTAATCAGCGTCACGCTGGGTGAAATCACTCCAACGACGCCGGGTATGCAGCCGGTACAGGCACCAGTGGCAGAACCAGCAGCCGCTGTCGTTGGAGCGTCACCAGCTGAAAAGGCTCAACCGGTACAGGCTGAGAAGCCTTCCAGCGAAGCTGCTCAACCAGCACAGGCCGAGAGTCAGCCGGAGGCGGTTAGCGTTACTCATAATCCGGATGACAATTCATCCAAGCGTGTAGAAGAAGCACCCAAAGGTGTTACATCAAGCGCCTTAAAGCTGCAACGCCACAGAGTTTCAGGCTAAGCCGCTCTGCCCCGTTCACATGAGCGGGGCATTTTCCATCCTTCCCCGTCTGCACATATCCATCAGTTGCCGCGCCAGCGCGCATACCGACAGCTGTTCCATTTCCTTCTTCTGCAGCACACGCTTTGTGGCGCTTTCCACACACAGCGAGTCGTAATTAAGATCCTTTCTTCCCCGCACCTTGAAGATGTAGCCGTTCATGGCCTCCAGGCGATACTGCCGGGGATAGGCATCGGGATGTACCCGGCATTGTGCGAACGGCGAACGGACAAAGGAGCGCAGGATATTCGAGATAATGCCGGTGTTCACCAACAGGTGCGGGTATTCCGTTTCCACCAGCTTAGTGACTTCGGCCACGGTCATGTAGTCCTTTCTGCGAATCAACAGATCGGCCACCTCTATACTGCTCACCTTTTGCTCCATATACTGCTCCGCTTGAATTTACTACAAGCAATTCTAAGGATTGTATAATCTGCACAAGTGGTAATGGTTTAAATATCGCCATTATTAGCAGGTATAAGTGCGTTTTAGAGACGATTCCGGGGGCGAACGGCGCATGCCTAAACTGGCTGGTGGCTGTATGAGTGAATGACGATCGCAGTACTGGCAGTGCATTTCAGTACGCTCGATACCGCATAACTGGACCGCCTATAAATATAGTTTTCAGAGGGATTATCACTGTAAACCCGAATTTTTTACTTAGAGTTTATGCGATGTGTGGATTGCTGCCGGTGCCGGGTGAGCATCTTCACCCGGTAGATCATGTATCAGGCTGTCAGCGGAGGCTTCTCAGGTAGTGGCTGACGGTCGGGGACCACAAAGTTACTATGTCACTTCCTAACTGCTGGATGACTGCGCTGTAATCGCTTAATGGCACATGCCCCCCTGCATCACCCACAAAAATCAGTTGCTGAGATGTACCAGCTTTCGCGGCGTCCACGCTGTAGGCAAATCCGGGAGTAGAACCGAAATGCTCCACCAGCTGCTCTGCCCGCCATGCGAAACGCACACCACAGTTCTTTCGGAGTTCGAGCGTCACCGTGCCTCCGACGCTCATAGCCGAAGTTTCTGTACCGGCACTGGGATAACTGCGTTTACAGGAGACAGACGTAATTTGGCAGTTGGCAGCGCGCCATTCCAGCGCTGGCAGGTCACTGATTTTAACTGTTTCCACTACACCAGCCTCCAGTCGCTTGCGAGAAGATCTGTTGAGGCTGGCGCCCAGTCGGAAACCGTTAGCTTTTCGGTATCAATGAGCAAAAGCTGGGGCATCTGCGTTACGGCCACATCCTGGCTGCAATCAAAGTAGCGGGCCGGTACGCCATACATGTCTGATCCATTCAGTGCTGCGCGTGTCAGCCCTCTGGTGAGGCGCAGATGAACGCCCTTCCCCCATGTTGCCCTCGCCACTTTGCAGCCCTCAGACAGCCACAGCTGCGCGACGGCCAGCGGTGCTTGCTCCTGCCTGAAACTCAGTTCACCGGTATCAATCATCGCTTCGTTGCGCAGGATAAGATCATTCAGCTTAATCAGCGCGGCACAGGCGGCGTGGTTCAGGGTTTCGCCAAAACCGGTCATAGTCAGGCCGCTTTTGCTGATAACGGCTGCGTATCCGTCAGTTTTGGTCTCAGACGTCTCTGTAATGGTGTATCCCAAGCGGGCAATGACAGCCAGCAGCGCCATGTAATCGCCTGCATAGTCGGCTTCTGCGTCTGCAATCATGGCGATCGTTGCATTTAATTGTTGAGCGGTCATCATTATCAGTAGCCCCGTTTCTGCTTGCGCTTCTGCGCTGCCTGTCTTTGCTTCTTCACGTCTGTATTGCTTGTGGCCAAACGACGTATTCCCTGTTCGATCTCTTCCTGCACGGGTGGACGGGTCTCATCCACCAGCAGCGTTCTTACCTGCGGGACCGGAACGGTCGGCGGACGGCGGGCAACCCAGCTGAGGCTTCCCATAATTGCGCCCATCAGTGCGATCTTCTTCATGCGTTTTCTCTTCCTGCAGGCGTGCAGAATCCCCGGCAGGCGCCGGTGATTAAAGTTCACCTGGTTAAATCCGGCGTGGGATACGCACGGCGATAATTTGAAGCCTGCGCCGGCGCGTGGCCGGGTGGCTGTAATGGCATTGTGCTGACCGGATTCGAACCGGCTACCGTCCGTCTGTCCCCATCAGGCCTTACGGCTGTTACATGGAACGGCGGTTGCTTCCTTTAAGCGACAACACAACGGTAAAAGCACATTGCTGGCGCTCTTACCTGTTGTCCTGTCTCACCCCGCAACCAGCTGCGCGATAAGCCATTTGTGACCGGCAAACAGTCCGGCATTAAGCAGACAGTGAAACATGACAAACTGCATGGCTCTGATGGTCTTTGTGTAAGTGCTGTCACTCATGCGCTCTGCATCCGGATAAACTGACTGTATGGTCACTGATGATGCCTGATATATCAGGCAAAGCGTTAGTGGTGGCCGGTGCCATACCCGGCAAATAACCTCTCAAGTGACTGGTCAACCTGGTTACTGGCGGCTTTAACCCCTGTGTACGCGACTGAAGAAGCGGGGGCCAGTCTTGCGATCGCAGCAGCAACTGCGAATGCACCACAACGGAAATAGCACTGAACGGATCGACTGGGGATTATCCGTCGGCTGCATGGATTAGCTTATGAGGCTGTCACGCCAATGCTATTACCTGTTGTGAAGTATCGGGCTTCCGGAGAAGCCCTGAATCACTACTTAACGCTGATAAATGGCATTGGTGTGCCATTACCCATGTATTGTGGCAGTGTACCGTTCCACTTATTAATGCCCTCCAGCTGCAAAACTTCAGGGTTCTGGCGCAGGGCTTCACCACGCATAGCGATAGCAGCTGATTCAGCTTTAGCGTGCAGCATCGTTGCATCCGCTTCACCACGGGCGATCTCGATAGCCTTTTGTGCTTCCGCTTTTGACTGCTGAATTTCGTTTTCACGCAGCAGAGCGCGCTGAGTTGCTTCAATCTTAGCGTTAATCGACTCTTTAACCTTTTGCGGGTATTCGAGATCGCTAATCCATGACAGCTTAACGATGCGAATCCCCAGCGGATCGAGTTTAGCTTTCAAATCAGCTGTAACTGCATTTAGCAGTTCAGTTTTGCCACCAGCAGCAAGGGAATTAATATCCATACGGCCAGAGTGATTAATTAACGCATCGCTAATGTTCTGGCGAATGTTAATTTCGGTTATTTCTTCAACGCCTTTTCGGTATTTCTGGAAAATTGACGTGACTTTAGTCGGGTCAACGTAATACTCAACACCTACTTTGGCCTTAATATCCATTGAGTCTGCTGTCTGAAATACAAACGGTGCATCATAGTTGTACAGCTGATTAAATGTTGGAAATTGATAAATTTCTTCGTTCATGGATAGCCAGTAACGCCCGGTACCAACTTCTTGCTGTTGAACGCCTTTATCATCACCATAAAGCTCAACTTTTACGCCTACATAGCCGGTCGGAACGGTCACGCGCTCGCAGCCGGACAGCAGCAGAGCTGATCCAATTGCCAGTGAAGCCATTACTAATTTAGTTTTCACGCTTTAATGCCTTTTCAGTAATACAGAAATAACTTTTCTGACCCATTTCAAAATTAACCATGCGTAAACAGGCATGGTTGCCAGTAAAAAAAATCCGGCTATGCAAAGAACGGTGTCTTTACTGGATATTAACCACGGCGCTAAATGGCCGTAAGCCATGAATCCAATAAATAACAGGCAAAGAAGTTTCAAGTAAAAGCCAGCCAAACTGCGTCCTCACAAGTAATACATTCAGAGAGGGACACTATGCAAAACAGCGCAACGCCCTTTTCTATAGGCACTACCGACGACGTTTTCTTTTCAACCCACTTCGCCATGCTTTTACAAACGTCTCAATGCCATAGATGGCCACCAGCGCGTAAATCACGGTGAGAAATGGGTGCTCTGCAGCAAACTCTGATAACGACATAATGCGTCCTTTGTGGAGGAATGCTGTCTCTTCCAGCTGTCAGAACTAATCGCCCAGGCGCTCAACCTGCAATGACGTTATCCCGCTGGCTGGCACATTCTGTGTTGACCGGATAACCAAATAGACGAAAAGGAAATAAAACGCCCAGGCTCCGCACCCACATGTCCCAAATGCCCCACTTTCAGCCACCAGCAGGGATCGCTGGCTTGTCGTTACTGGCCGGGTTCAATAGAGTTGCGGTGACCGTTTCCCGTTAACGCGATTGTTCACTGAGGCGGGACTTAAACCCGCTTTGCTTTCGCAGCCCATCGCTGACCGCCCGTGTTAATTCACAGGCAAGGCTTCCGCCCCGTGGATTCCGGATCCACAACTCCTACGGTGTGTTAAAGCGATCACCACAACGGCCGAGAACACTGATCAACCACGCGCCGGGTGCTCGTTTAAGTCACCCTTCAATGTCCTCGCCGTTGTGGGCTGGTCTTTCCCAGCAGCCACGGCGTGTTGAGGCCTGCCGATACCCTGCCCCGCCACCAGCCAAATTAGCCAGTAAACAGGGCACCGCCTGGTGTTGACGTGTAGCGCATGGGGGGCTGGTGCCACCAGCTGTCCGATACGGAATCTACGGACGGGTCATGTAAAGGAATTTGCAAAACGTCAGGTAACTGTTCCGTCCCGCGTGCGCATAGCCGCATTCCCCCATTTGTGAGCACGCTGTAAGAGGTAATCTTTCGCCAAACGCCAGGTAAAACGTCAGATGTACCAGCGCGCTCACAAATGGTGATCCCTTACGAGGATCAGGCGGGAACGTGTTTAAGCCTCATGGGGCGTTCTATGCGCGGGATTAGTCCATCAACCGCGTTCACTGCCATGACAGGAGGGGCTACTTGCCGTTCACCCTACTCATAACACACCCGGAAAAAGCTAATAACCGGGGGCGGCCCGTTACGAACTGGTGCAGGTTGACGGAATTGAACCGCCGACAATGGAACACTCTACCGACTGAGCTAAACCTGCTGAATACTTGCCGGTGCATACCCGGCGCGGACACTTAGGTATCTGGTCAACCTGTCCGCTTGCGTCACGTATGAGGTCAGGAAACCTCGCCAGATTTGCAGTGCGTTTGCCTCGCTTGCTAAAGCGTTTTCCCCGTTTCAGCCGTCAGCACACCCTGATGCACTCACGGCTGAACCTGAAAAAAAAGCCCGGAAACTACCGGGCCAAAAACCCTACTACACACAGCAAAGCCTACTCTGGAATAGACTCTGATTTGTGAAAAAAGAGCGGATTAAACAGACAGTTATGAGTAATCCGCCAAATGCCTATTATGATTTTTGCACGGAGCCGTAAAGCTCTTGTCAGCGGGGAGGAATGTACACAATACGGAGTAATGAAGCAATGAAAATCTAAGAAAACTCTTAGACTTTCAAAGCATGAAGGGAGGGGTTAGCGGCGTTTTACTTTGGGGTTTCTGATGTTCTCAATGTCGCCGTTCGCCTGCGCCCACTTTATGCACCAGCTGTTCACGGCAGCACGAATATCATTGACTGAGGCCTCACTCAGCCCCCTCACTTTTGCCAGCTCGTCAGGTAACTCACCACCAGCATCTGCAACCGTCTCATACCCGGCCTTTGTCAGAACGTTAAGGAGGCGTGTCGGTATGGCCAGCTCGGAAACAGGCGCAGCCTTGCCGTCAAGAATGCGTTGGTGAAGACGCGGGAAATCCTGCGCCAGACGCTTCATGATCCGTGTGTGCAGCTCGTCATTGATAGCCGTGTCCCACATCGGCGCAAGCTCAGGCAGCAGGCGGAAGACCGGGTTGCCCCATATCCCCGGCACCACGTCCATTGCCAGCATCATCGCGGTACGGATCTGGAAGTGGAAATCAGCCGTCTCGATAGACACATCCCGGACACCGTGGAAAACGCTCAGGCCAAAGTGGAAGTTGTAGATGTAGCAGCCCACGTCGCCAGAGCCATCCGGCAGCTGAAGAAGGAACTGCTGCACATCTTCCCGGCCATCATGAAATTCAACGCGTTCCTTCAGGTGGTTATAAAGAGCGGTCGTCTTCATCAGGTCATTGGCTGTTGCGGCGCGCTGGCGGCGCTCTTCTCCGACAACCTTATCCGCGATATTGAGTTTGCTCTGTAGCTCCTGCCGCTTAAGGCTGTCTTTTTTGCGATCGGCGCGCTGCTGTGAAATGGTTTTGTCACGCTCATTCAGGTCTCGCGCCAGGCGCTCAGGATTCTTGCGGCGATACTGTTCATATTCCTGTGAGACAGAGGTAAACGCCAGCTGCGCGGTGGTCAGGGCAGACCTGATACCCTCAAGCTGATTCTCTGCATTGATTACGCGGTTGTCCGCCTCCAGCACTCGCTGAGTAGCCGACTCACGGGCCTCTTCAATGGCGCTCTCGGCATCGAGACGAATTTTCGTTACTTCGTTGACCAGTGCGGACTGCGCACCCAGCTGCTGCTGTACCTGCTCCAGTGTGTCTAATAGCAGGTTGTAGGTATCAGCCTCATGATTGAGCCGCATGCCGATATCGATCTGGATCTGCTCCAGAGCGTTCGTGCAGTTATCAAGGAGGCGCAGCTCCAGGTCATCAAGCGTCAGGCGTTTACGGATGGAATTAAGCTGGCTGTAAGCGGTGACAAACGCCTGGTGCAGAACATCGTCATCGACGTTGCATACAGGGAGATTTTGCAGCTGCTGGAGTGGAGCGAGTGTAGTCATATTGAGAATCAGATCCGCGTGTAATTTGCGGCGGATGATAACTCGAAATTAACCACTGTCTAAGAGTTTTCTTAGATTTGATTAAACAATTAAGGCGAGATTGCTGGTGGCGTTATCGTGGACTCCGCCACCAGCAGAGGGTTACAGCAGTTTCAGCGCCGTTACGGCTATGGCGGCCACAGTGATAATCATCAGCACGTTCAGCAGTACAGACGGCACCTTGATCTCGCCGGTCTCATACTCTGTCTGCGTCATCCTGCCCAGGTAGCTGTGCGAGATCAGCACTGCGTTTTCGTCAAAGCTAAGCGTAGCCCGGACGTTTTCAAGCGTCTGGCGGGAAATCTGACGTGTGGCCAGCTGGACGATTCCGGATCTCATCTTCCCGTTGTCGCCCATGTAGCAGACAGTATGGTAGTGGTATGGCTTATCCTGGCCCATCAGCTGATAACTACCCAGTCGCTGACGCGCATATCGTTAATGCTCAGTTCGTGTATCTCAACGCCGCCGTCCGGTCGGGTCAGTATCAGCACGTCACAGCCTTCATGCTCCTGCTCAAGCGACACAAAGTAACCCGCCTCCCACGCTTCCCGGCGCATCAGCAATTCCGGATCCTCTTTCATCTTCAGCAAGGCGCGGTCATAGCTGCACGTAATGGCACCGATTCCAATTTTGCTCAAACCTTCGATCTGTGCCGTAGTCATGCGTCCGCGTCCTTCTGTTAATGATTTTCTCAAGATGTAACTGATCCCCTTCACGCCGCCGAAATAGTTCAGCTGGCGGTTACTCATGCCGCTGCGCGACATAAGCTCCTGCTTCGGTACTTTGAAAATGCCGACGTCCATAGCCATGTCGGCAAAAACCGAAAGCCCACGGCCCAAGCCGTCGCGCGTCTTTTTACGGCGCGCATACTGCTCAAAGGTGGGGCATCCGGTAAAAAACTGCGCGTCAAAAAGCACTTATTCGCTCCAGAAACCGTCATTCTCATGCGCTGGCATTGCTTCGCCTGCTTTGAGAACTGCGTATTGTTCCATCACGCTGATCGTCTCTTCAGGTGAAAATGATAAAAGAACGTAGTACCCCTGCTCTTTCAGGCGACGCATCCACGTCAGCTGAAACTCAGAAGGCATATTCTTACCGTGTTTCTGCTCTACCCGCATTCCGTGATAGATGCCTGCCGGTATTTCCAGGGACATATCCGGAACGCCCCGCTTTGCGCCCTCAGCCTCGATCGCTGCGGCGGTCGCCTTTAAGCGAAATCCTCCGTTTGGTACGGCATACAGATGGTCATAAATAACCCTGTTGTGACGGTGAAAATGGTCAAAGATTCGAACCTGATCGTAATGCTCTTGTTTGCCTTTGCGCAGATCGGGATTTTTGACGAGAGCGGCCAGCGCTTTTGCGTGAACCGATATTTCTAAAGCTGCCGCTAACCAGGCAGAGGTTTTGCCGGATTTTACCGACGCTCCACCAGCAGATTTAACAGCTGCTTTGGTGCGGTTTTTTTGATTTTTTTTATAGGAGTGCAACCACTCTTCACTGAAGCGCATATCCGAAATTGCCAACCGATGATTAATTAGTCTAAAAAGTGGATCTGCGTTGGGGGGTATTTTTAACGCTGAGACGGGAAAAAACAAGCCTGTAATCTACATCTTTGAAAGATAGTTATTACAGGCAGTTATCTTTTTACTGGTGGGCCATCCACATGAACGCAAGGCTGTAAACGATACCGAGCGTACTGAAGCAAAGTACAAGGAACCTGCCGATCACATTAGAAAAAGGCGTGGCTTTTGCTGAAAGAGCCTTGTTTGAGGTGGCATTAACAAAATCACGCTGCGCAAAATTATTCATGGTATATTCTCTTTGTTAGGTGCAGGGGTGTACGTCGCCAAACTGAACCCCTGCAAAGTGAAAGCCCGGCCTTATGGTCGGGCTTTTTCTTTGTCGCTGCCTTAGCTGCTTAACGCAATCTAAGGGTTTTCTAATTTATCGTCAATTAAAATAACTACTTTTCGTCACTTTTCACCTGCGGCAAGGCTTCTCCGGCATTTTTCAGCCGATTTAACGCATCCTGCAGCGCAGAAATCCAGCTACTTTTATCCAGTTCCCGTACCCGCTTAACTCTCTCCTGTGTGTAGGGATTAATGACCCATACCCATGCTTCATGATCCTGGCGATTACGCATCGTAAATACCCCAGTCGGGGGGTAAAAATTCAGCTCAGCACCATTGGCATAGGCATAGGCTTCCAGTTCCTCCAGCTTAAGGTACTTGTTCTCTCGCGGCACGGTGTCTCCTAAAATCTTCTTTTCTCTATGGATTCATCATAGCTGACATACATGTAAGGTTCAGTATCATCCGCCGAAGGCATCACGGGAAGCAGATGTACCGCGCTGAATACGGCATCGTTTTCGGTACGGTCGTCAGCGTACAGGTGCGCAGCTATGACCGTAAGAGCAGGACGTGAAAGCGAGTATATTTCAGCTACATCGCTTTCGACTATCTGCCCAAATTTAGTAGTAGCACGTTCCAGCAATAACGTTTTGACGGCAGGCCACCACGGCCCAAAAGCCCGGTACGCAAACCTCGCACTGCTCACGCGCTTTACTAAATTTTCCAGATAGTTTACTAAAAAGGCCTCTTCGGTTCGCCCGTCCAGCGCCAGCGGTAGCAGGCTCTCGATGTAGGTTTCGGTTGGCTTGATGGTATCAATGAGTGTCGTCATGTTCGACGGCCCTCGCGGGCCGCTCCTGAATTATGCGTTTACAATATCGTTGCGTAACGCATTGAGATCGTGGGAGGAAGGGATAAGCCAGGCGGCTTGTGTAAACTCGTTTCCGGCTACCGGATCTTCTTCAAAATTCCAGAATTTCGCGCCGTACTTCTCTTTGATGAGATCACGCACCGCTTTGCGCTTAAGCACCGGCTTATCACTGGTGTCCGTCAGGACATAAGCGCCACCAGCCGGGAAGTCGATTTTAAAGGTGCGGTTCTTCCACTTGCGCGAAGCCACCAGCTCCTGCTCGTTTGTCATGACCAGGAAGCCATCGGACTGCTTCTCTGCCTGAACGGTACGCACGGTCGTTGCCGCGGCCGCCGCGAGTCTGTTGGTTTCTTCACGGCGGGCCTCCACAACGTCAGGCGACAGCTTGCCGGTCATCAGCGCTTTATAGTCGTCCCACGTCGTCGCGTACTCGCGGTAATCGCCTTTTTCCATTCGATCCAGCCACAGATAAACCATCGTTAGCTGCCGCTTAATAGCGCTGGATGAGGCGAACGTTTCGACGTTGATTCCGGCGTCATCGAGCGCACCCAGTGAAACGCCGGCGCGCAGATAAATTGCTGCCGGTGACTCCGTTACGGTTGCTGCCCGGTCAACGTCACTGTAAGCATCAAACTTAGACTTCACCAGCAGCACGGCAATACCGGCCTGGCTATCACTCTCGCTCATCTGGCGGAACTGCTGCAGCGCGGCGGCGGCATACTGTTCTGTCAGTGATTTGACAGCCTGCACCTTGCCGTCGGCCATCTCGTTACGCAGTTGTTCGAATAGCGCTTCGTACTCATGACGGTTAGAGAAGCCCTCCATGCCGTTACGGAACTGACGAAGGCTGATAACGTTGCTCCAGTAGTAACGGTCCTGCGCCGAATCCAGGAAGGCGGCATGAGCCTCTTCATCATTCGCGCCGGTCACTGACCGCTTTTTGGGGTCATTCGCTTCGAACTCGGCCACTAGTCTGTTAAAGACTTTAACCACGTCCGCCATGCCCGCCTGCTTCCCGTAAGCCTGCAATGCTGTGTCGTAGTTACGGCCAAACATTGCCTTAAAGAAGCCCTGCGCGCTGTAGATGTTGTTGTCCACGCTGTACTGATAAAGCTCACGCTTCAACTGCTCGTCGGTGTGGTCCGGGTACAGCCACGTTTCAGCCGGTCGCTCTTCGCTGGCGCTGATCGTGCCGCTGAGGTATGCCAGTTTCAGCCTGCCGTCGCTGTCGCGGTACAGCCATCCGTCCGTGCGCACATTCAGCACGCCAGCGTGAATGGCCGCGTAAAAGTCAGCACGGCTCAGTCTGTCCGCCAGGTCTATCGGCTCGATGCCCTTCGCTGCTGTCTGAAGCGCTTTTGCCTGGTCACTGGTGATATCCACGCGGTCGCCCACCAGCGCAGAAGGCATTTCAGCAAAGCCACCGACATTCGGACCGGTATAGCTGCGCAGCGGCTTGTGGATCAGCTCAACCTCAACCGTATTTTTCTCCGGGAAGAATTTGCGGATCTGGAATACGCCCTTTTCTTCACGGTCATCGTTGAGCCAGATTTCATAGGTCGCGCCAATACGCACCAGCTGACCATCGGGCAGTTTCATGTACTGCTCCGGGGCGCGCAGCACGTCCGGATCGACTTCCAGCGCGCCGGACTTAATTGCGCGTTCGACTTCCCCGCGGGAGCGCTTGATGGTGCTGGATGCACTTTTGGAGCGAGTCAGCGCCTTGCGTGCGCCGCCCAGCTCCTGCTCCAGCTTCTTCTGCTTCGCCAGGCCATCACGGAGTGCAGCACGCGCTACGCGACGGTCCTGACCGCGCCACTGATCTGCTGACCGTTTGCCATACTTCTCAACTTCAAGGTTATAGGCTGCTTCCGCTTCGGTGACGTCCTCGCGATAGCCAGCAATCTCGCCGTTGATCGCATCAAAGGCAGCAGACAGCTTGGTAATATTGTCTTCAAGCACTTCAACAGGTGTAGCAGCGGCGACGCTTGCCTTCAGATAGATATCCAGCGCGGCAGCAGCTTCGCGCTCGGCCTGCTGACGGTCGGCTTCACGCTTCGCTTTCAGCTGTGCATCGACGCGGGCGCGGCGCTCTTCCGGATTAGCGGCCAGCAGCAGGCTTTGCTCTTCTTTCGACTCCACATCGCCGTTTTTAATGCTGGATACGTCGGATTTCATGACGTCGTTGATCCAGTTTTTCTTGCGCTGCAGCGTCTCCAGACGGAACTCGTCAAATGACCCTTTGCCACAGTAGTAATGCACGCGCATGGTGTCGCGCTCGGAGCCCACGCGGGCGCCGCGTCCGTTACGCTGGTCGATACTGGCTGGCGTCCAGGGGAGTGTCAGATGGTGCGTATCGGCGGTGCCTTTGTGCAGGTTGATCCCCACTTCGGCCTTTTTGTTGCAGATGATGATTGGCGTGCGGCCTTCGTTGTAGTCGGCGGCGATCCCTTCCATACCGGCCAGCGAGGCGTCACTCTGCGCGGCCTGATAATCCTCATAGCGCGCCAGATCCTGATAGTACTTATCCCATGCGCCTTCCTTAAAGCTACCGTCCGCTTTTTCCACCGGCTCAACCGGTTTCTTCACGGGCTTCAACTTCACGCCAGACGCTTTGCTGACTGTTGTGGCGTTGATGATGCCTATCTGCTGCTCCGCCAGGCCCAGGGCGCTGGCGATGATGCGGCGCAGCTTGTTGTGCTGGGACTTTTCATCCATGAAAATGATCTGCTTACCGTCTGGCAGGCCTGCCTTCAGGTTTTCAATCAGCGCGGCATACTTCGGCGGTACCGGGTGCGAGACGTTTTCCATGCTGATACCGGCAGCGGCGATCGCATCCAGTACCTGCTGCTCCAGCGTGTCGCTCACCACCAGCTCCACGACGCCCCCGCGATTCTTCAGCGTGGTCTTGACTACCTTACTGGTGCGCGTGTCGGTTAGACCGGTTTCCGCGTCCTCAGCGGTCTCTTCATCATCACCGGCAAGCAGCTGGCCACCAGCCTCACCCGGCAGCGCCCGCGCCACCTGTTTCGCCAGCTCAGTGTCCTCTTCACGGAAGCGGAACGTTATAGCAGAGCGGTACAGGTCCGGATCGATAACCACCTTATCCATGTCGCGGATAACAGAGAAAATGAAATCGTCGTCGTTCTGTACGATGGACATAGTACCGTCGCCATTGTCCTGCAGGGATTCCTGCTGCCCGATACGGCTGGCGCGCTGGCGCAGCTCTTCATAAAGCTCCTTCTGGTCGCGGGTCATCGGCACACCCACGGTTTTCTCGTCGAGGCCTGGTATCTTCACGCTGTCTTTCACGTCAGCAGCAGACTTGAGCGTCGTCCAGCGATGGAAGATGCCGCGCAGACCGTCCAGGTTTTTGAAGCCCACCAGCCCCTGCTTGTCCTCCAGTTCGCCTGAAATCTTCTGCACCGTCACGGATTCGGTTTCACCGAACACCCGCACAAAGTCATCCGGCGTCAGAATCCCCATCGCCTTCCATTCATCCAGCGACACGACGTGTGACAGCATGTTAAAGGCGTCAATCGGGGAGTTGACCAGCGGCGTGGCGGTCAGCATAACGACGCCACGGCCGTTGTACTTTTTCATCATGTACTGGCTTTTTACGGCCATATCGCGGGCAATCTTGGAGACAGACGGATTAGGCAGGTAGGCCAGCTGGCCTGCTTCACGTCCGGCGCTGTGCGAGTTGCGGTAGTTATGCCCTTCGTCTGCGATCACGCTGTCAAAGTGCATATCCTCAAAGTACGGGATCTGGCTCTTTTTCTTCGTGCCGGTATCGGCGGCTTTGTCGCGGAGTTTGTTACGGGACGTGGCGGCGCGGTGCGTGGACTTCATCAGGTCCGTGCGGCCATTCTCAATCTGGTTAAAGACCGCTTGGCTGGAGTTTTCCTCGATTGTCTCCGGGCGCATCGGGATATCGCCAAACTGCTCTTTGGTCATCACCACGGCGCGGTAGTTGGAAACCGGGATCATATTCATGCGCTCAAGCACGGTTGCGGCCGCGGACTCTTTCACGACATTACGCATCACCGGCTGGCCGTCTTTGTCCAGTTTCGGCTCGTTGTTCTCGTCGCGCTCCTGGGCCTGCATGATCTGGCCATCTTCGCCGCGCACTTCATCCAGCCCGACAAACAGAATGTTCTGGAAGGCCTCGGCGCTGTAGAAGCCCTGGGCTTCGTGATACCAGTTCTGGAGGACCGCTTTTGGCACAACGTAGACAGTTCGCTTACTGCGCCCCACCTCGTAGTTATAGGCTTCCAGCGCCAGCGCCGTGGTGGTTTTACCCAGACCCGTGCCAAAGCCCATGATGCCGCGGCCGTCTTCCGACAGGCGCCGGACTTCCGCATTCTGATAGCTCAGAGGAATACGTTTGCCGCTGATCTGCTGCAGCTGCAGCGAGGCAGACGAGTGCTCAAACGGAACGTAGCCGTTAAAGGCGTCGTTGTAGTCGCTGACGACGGTTTCCACATCCGGGTGCGTGCGCAGCCAGTCGTTGAAATGTGACTCCAGATCGCTGATGCGCTTCAGGTACGCATTGGCATTTATCCCGCGTGGCTTCACGCCATTCAGGTAGTTTTCCAGCTGATTGTAGAAGCCGTCTTTGTAGCTGGCGCGCTTGAACTCGGTCACGCCGCCTTTGCTGTTGACAGAGCGAACCTGGTAGCCAGAGAAAACGCCGTCTTTGCCTGCGTAATTGTCTTCTGCGGTCAGATAACCGTTGTCGTTTTCCAGGTCCTGCGTGTATTTGAAGTCATCAAAGCCCTGCTCGATCAGAAACTCTTTGATCAGGCGGCGGTCCAGCCAGCGGGCATTGAGGTTAACCGTAATGTCTTCGATCGGCGTGTGATTGCGCTTCTCGTTAATGGCTTCCAGCTGGCGGACATAGTTCGCCTTTACCGGGCCATCCGGCGCGTCGTCAATCAGCCCCGCCAGGCGGGAGACTTTGCCGCGCACGTTCCCGCTGGTGGCGCGGGCCAGTGGCATGACGTTGCCGTTGCCATCGAGGGCGATCTCCGGGAAGGTCGCCAGGTGCGCCAGCAGCGCGTCGTCATCCTCCGGCAGCTGGCCGGTAAACGCGGCGCGGAAGGCGGCCAGTGCAACCGGAACCAGATCAACGTCGCTGAAAAGATGTGATACCACCTGCTCCGGGCTGGCGAAATCAACTGCCACAGCCTCGCTACGGTCGATGGTGCCGTTCAGCAGCGCCGACAGATCGCCTTCACGGCTGACGTTGGCCTGAAAACTCAGCCAGCCCTTTGCGCTGGCGTCAGACAGCCCCGCCAGTTTCAGGCCTTTCGGCGTGCCGTACTGGCCCACCTCTTCGCTCACCAGGCGGGCAGCGTCGGCAATGATGCCGCTGGCGTCGCCGCCCAGCATCTGCGTATTCAGCGCGTCATTGATGCGCAGACCGATAATCGAGGCACGCATAACGCGCCATCGGTGGCCGGGCTTCTGCTGCATAGCGAAACGGATCGCGGCGTGAATGCGATCGTCAAACAGCTGCGGGTATTCCATGCTGGCGGCATACAGGGCGCGGCTGTCCAGCGACAGCATGCCGTTGATGGTGCGCGTTTTTGTCTGCAGGTCGCCAAACGTCGCCGCGCCGAACCGCTCCGCGTCGATCCCGCTCGATGCGGTGGTGGCGTCTTTGATAAAACGTGTGCCGTCATAGGTGTGCCAGACGCCAGCCATGAGGCGCTTATCACCTTCAACCGGCGACTGCCAGACAGCGGCAGGCGTACCCAGCCGATCCCAGTCGATACGGCTATCAAAGCGGCGCGACAGCGCGGCCTTCATTGCCGCATTGGTCAGCTGGCCATCTTTCTTCACCACCAGGATGTTATTGAAGTCAGATCGCTCAGTTTCACCGTGAACAAAGCGACGGCCTTCGGTTTCGAACCATTTGCCCCGGATGAACGTTGGCCATAGCACGCTTGCCGCCTCAAGCGACTGTTCATCGCTATCATGCACCAGCTGCATCAGCGCTTCGGTATGCTTTCGCAGTACCCACACATCCACCACCGTTGCGGTACCGCTTTCGGCAAACGTGCCGGACGGCATGCGGTGCGCGCCCAGGAACTCCGCCACACGGGAAACGCGATCGCGCAGCTTTTTGTTGTTGCCGCCGCCGTCGGTCATGCCGTTCGGCACCACCAGCACCACCAGCCCGCCATACTTCACCTTGTCGATGGTGCGCATCACAAAGTAGTGGCCGACGTTAGTTTCATCGCGGTAAGCGGGATCGAGCTCGGCAAAGCCAGTGCGCGAGTCGCCAAACGGCACATTGCCTACGGCATGGTCATAGCTGTTATCCGGCACTGATGCCGCCAGCTTCTCAAACGCGCCCAGGCGAACATCGTCCTCCGGGTGCAGCAGCTGGTTAATGCGTCCCGACGTGTCCGAAATCTCGGCCGACGTCATCATGGCGCCAGCCGGTTTTGTCTCCTGAAAAACGCCAGTACCGGCAGACGGCTCCAGCATGTGACCGCTGGTAATACCGTAATCGGAAAACAGATCCCAGATACCTTCCGCCATGAATGGCGGTGTGTAGTACTCATACTGACTGCCGCCGCTGCCTTCCAGACCGCCCTCGCCGCTGTAGCCCGCCAATACCCGGCGCTGATCGTCGGTCAGTTTATTGCCGTCGAAGCCCTGGGGCAGTGAGTTAAGCAGCTCGATCGCATTGTCGTTTGCATTCCGGCGCTCACGCTGCAGGCTCACGCCTTCACGCTTGGTCACGCCAAACGCTACTACGGTTCGCTGTTTGTGCAGGCGCATGACCAGCCGGATCAGTTCCTCAACCGATCCCGCCTCCTGCACAGCCCTGTTTACTGGATTTTCCACTGTGTAACTTTTCCTCAGATTGCATAAAGCGAATATGCTTTATCTGATTCTAAAGGTTTATTAAATAGGGCGTATAACTTTGGCTACTAAAAATAAGGCACTGTCTGTTTTAAGCGCATTGAGGCAGGCATTCCGGGGCGCGGCAGCAGAAGCACCGCAAAGCCTCGCATGGACCAACGGACAGAACGTGGTCGTCTCGCGCTCCGGGCTGGCGGCAATGGCCTACAAAGAGGGAAATGCCGGGGAAATGACTTCCGCCGGCGACAGTCTTTTCCTGGGCGCGGAGCTGCCGCTGGACAGGCTGCAGCGCTATGCGATTCTGGAAGAAATGGCGAATAGCCCAACGTGCTCAGCCGCTCTGAATATCCACATTGGCCACGCACTCGCGCCGGACAAAAAAACCGGGCTGGCGTTCTCTATTGTGCCGGTTGACCCGTCCGACGCAGAAGGCGCGGCGCGGGCCAAAGAGCTACAGGATGATTTGGGCGCGATGATTAACCGACACCTGCCGTCGCTGGCTATGACAATGGCGATTTTCGGCGTGTCCTATGTGCGCCCTTATGCCCGCTCAGGGAAAGGGATCACCAGCCTGGAAAATAGCTATTACTCGTTGCCCTACTTCATTCAGGAGTTTTACAAAGGCGATCAGCTGGTGGGCTTCGGCGGGGATTATGTGCTTTCGCCAGACACCCATACCCGCACACTATCTACGCCGTGGTCTCTGGTCCCGATGAAAAATCCGTACTGGACCCCGACGCGCAACGTTCAGCCCGTGACGTCCGGCAATCGTGGTTACTCTCTGCTATCAGAGGAAGAGGACAAGGAGGTTGCGGAGACGCAGAATTACGGCACTAGCTTCCTGGCGCATGCCTATGAGCCTTTCCTGAATCTGGTCGGCGCGCTGAATGCGCTGAAGGCAACGCGCTACAACGCCGCCAAAATTGACCGCCTGATTGCCCTGACAACCAACTCACTCGATCCGGTTGTCGGTGCGAACTACACCCGCACTGTGTCGCAGACGCTCAAGCGCCACGGCGAAGCACTCCAGAAAAAAGCGGTTAACGGCAACACTATGCCAACCGTGATGAACCATGTGATCCCGGTGATGGGAGACGGTAAAAACGGCATTACGATCGACACGCAGTCGATACCCGCGGACATTACCGGCATTGAGGACGTGATGTTTCACCTGCGCCAGCTGTGCGCTGCGCTCGGTATCGACTCGACTATGCTGGGGTGGGCCGATCAGATGGCGGGCGGGCTGGGTGAAGGCGGCTGGATTCAGACGGCTATACAGGCGGCACTCCGGGCGCAGTGGCTGCGACAGGGCGCGCAGGAAATGATTTACCGGCTGATCGATATTCACCTGGCGTTCAAATACGGCAAGGTTTACCCGGTTAAGGATCGGCCCTATGTAGTTCAGTTCAACTCGATGAACACCGCCATTCAGGAAGAAGAAAGCCGCGAAATGGACGCCCGCGCCAACTTCATTACCCTGATGGTGCAGGTCATGGATGCGCTGCAGGCCAACAACAAGCTGGCGGAGAACGACACATTCATGCGCTACCTGTTCAGTGATCAGCTGAAGATGGACGGCGGCACGCTCGACAAAATGCTAGCGGAGTTTGAGAAGAGCAGGAAGAAAGCGGACGCTCAGGAGGATGAGGGCGGCGGCGGCATGATGAATGAATCTGCTCCTGACGGCAGTGATCCGGCCAGCTGGTCCCGTGAAGAACTCATAGCCTTTGCTCGTTTTGTAACCTCACCAGACAAATAAAGTCAGGCTGAATATTATTCATAGCCGCACATGAGCTGATCCTGCGCGGCTAATCCAACCTTCTCAGTGCAGAAGCGAAATAACCTGCCAGTCGGCTGACAAAATATCTTCAGGTGTTGGATCATAAATTGATAACGCGCCGGACTCGCCCATGAATATAAATTGCATCTGGCTGTCTGAGTCGGCCTGCGTAAATACGTGAATAGGTTTATCACCCCATTTGGCACGGCGACAGATGCTACTGTCTGTCTGGCTTATGGCAAGCATGGCATTGGCGAACCTAAGCACTGCCTGGGACGGCGTATAAGGGATATCAGGCATGGAGTGCTCCTCGTACAAAAGGAAGCGTCACTACGGGAGGTTCCAATCTCCGGGTGGTGACGTTGACAGGGTTGGAACTACCGGCGTACGAGGAGACCGGCCTACCCGAAGGTAGCCCCGCCAACGCCACCATTGAAACATCTGGCAAACTCCAGACGTGGTAGCGCCGGAGGCACTAAGTGCCTCCTCGTACATTCGTTCGGGGTTCCAATCCCGACCACTGTTTTACAGTGGCGCGCACACTATATCCCCGGCGCGGATAAATTCAATATTTCTAATATGAAATTATCCACTGGTTATTAGATCCACTGATAATCGAAGAATCGCTACCCCGATAAATTACAACCTCCCTACCATCTTTTCACGCAGGCTATCGCCAGCGCTGCCGCCGCTCTGCGGGGCATAACCCTGTGAATATGAGGTATTTATGGAAGCACTCCGTACGGTGACGGATCGTTTTTCATTGATTGATAAAATTCGTCGATTTACTCCACAGAATGATCGCAACTACCTGCTGCGCTCTGTCCGCGAGACGTTCGCCAGCCCCGAAACTCTGGAGAGAATCCAGCTGGGGGAAATGTTCGGATATTACGGCCACGGACGTCGCGCCGCCTATTACGCTAAGACCGGGCGGCTCAATCTGCCGGAATTTGCGGTTGTCATGGTTGATGGGAAACCGGTGACGCTGGAAAACGTACCGTCTAACCGTACGCTGGATGTCAGCGTGGACGATAACGGCATTGTGACTCACGTTCAGGAGATTCTGGACACTGAGCCTGGCAACATCGTTGACGGCATGAACCGTTCCCGCGCTGGTGGCTGGTCGTGGGCGACAGGTGGTGATGATAACGCCATTTCCAAAGTGACCAGCTTCCACGGCTTCGATTATGTGACCAATCCGAACTATATCAGTCAGGATCACCCAGCTCTGCTGCTGGAGTCGGCCAGCGAACGCGCCGACGCTATGCAAGCGGGCCTGATTGAAAAGGGGTATTCGGAGAACCAGGCGGCCGACATTATCCAGCATTTTGAAACCCTGCGCGGCCAGGCGGCAATGCTAGAGTCTGCGGATTCTTCGCTGATGGAATCTGCGCTTCACATCGAGCATGGAAAGCGTCTGGAGCTGGAGGAACGTCTGCGCAACGCGCAGCTAATGCTCGAGAGTGCAGGTACTGTTGCAAAGGCGCGCCGCCGGATTATGAAGGATGCGCTGGCTAACATGCCGCTTTTTTTAAGTAAAGCCCAGCAGGCGGCACTATGCCGGATGGACACGCCGGAAGATGCGCAGATCGTCGCGGCAATGCTGGAATCAATCGGTACAAATGCGACGGCCACGCTGCCGATCGGAACCGCCCACCAGCACACATTACCAGAGACGCGCCCGCCAGCCGTGGACTCAGCACCGCTGCTGTGGATTAACACACGATAAGAAGGGGAAAAGAAATCGTGCCCTGAAAACTGGGGCACGTTTTAGTCAAAACTAAAAATTAGGAAAAAACTGAGTGTTGATCCTTTATCGGATCGCGTTTATTATCCGCGCTCAAATTCAGTTTGGCGACTGAATGTGAGGACGAAAAAAAATCGCCTGTTAGCGCAGACGATTTTTAAACAACTTTGTGTGGTTGTCGAGACCACACCGGCGTTGTGCCGTACAACTTCTTTGGTCGGAAGTTGCTTTTAAACCACTGACTCAGGCATTGCACCTGCTGTCTCGTGGAGGACATCATCTCTTAATTCTCAGTAGCAAGGAATTAAGGCATGTCCATGTCCCAAATATCAAGGACTCAAAAGCGTGTCTATAGTAGCTAAAAGCGCCGATCCCGGCAACACTTTTCCCGCATTTCGCTCAAATAACGAGCACAGATCTGTCCGAATTACAGGCTTTGATCTCACCCACATTATCGAACTTTCCCCCCTCCCGAAGTCAGTTACCCGTGTTTTAAAATTCGCCTGCAATCTGGCCGGTTCCACGTCCGATTTCATCATTATCAAATCGCTCAGGAATCTGGCAGAAGAAGCCGGTTGTAGTATCTCTACCGTTCAGCGTGCTTATCGTGCAGCCGTCAAGCTGGGGATCCTCAGCTATGAAGAGCAGCGTGACGAGAAAAATCACAGCGTCAGCAAGCCCAGCAAATACACGTTTACCAGTAAAGCGCTGTCCTTTGTCCGGGCCAGCCTGGAAGCCCTGAAAGAGGCAAATCTGAAGCCGTCCGGACGCCAGATCATAGTCCGGAGAGTCATCGCTAACGCCTTCTTTAAAAACGATTTTATCCACAGCCCCCCTAGTCAGAATGAACAGGATCCCCCTGGTCAAACTGACCAACAAGAATTAAGAGATCCCTCCAGTAAAAGAGAAATACAAAATGGGGAGCCATTAAACTCTGTGGTTGAAAAATCGTCAGAATCACAATCGGCTGCGGTGAAAAAATTCGGGTTCTACCAGAACACGCAAAAGCAGCTGGCGGCTGCGTCGTCAGCTGCGCAGAACGAACGTAGCGCTGAAGATTTTCAACGAAAAGGCGGTGTACTGCATGAAGCCTACCAGGCGCTGAAGTCTACCTTCAGGGCAAAGCCTGCTGGTGGCAGGAAGCCGAAAGGCCGCCGCTACTCTGACCCATTGAGCGGCAGCTTTTCGGCGGGTGTGGATTACTCAGTCATGCCTGAAGGCTTTCGCTGCTATTAGTCGGTAACTGTGCCACCAGCGTTCACATAGGCCGTCAGCAGCACATCAATCTTGTGCGTTTTCTGACCATAAGGAGAACCGGTGAGCGATGCCCAGATATCGTTGGTTTTGCCGATCGCCGTGCGGATCCGCCCAGCCAGAATGTCGGCATAAGCACCCTGTTCTTTCAGCAGCTGATCGAGTAATCGCTCCTGTGAGGCGGGACTAAAATCAGGCAGGCTCAGCTGCTTTTTGTAGGCAGGCCAGTAGCGGTAAAGCTGCTGATAGCGGCCCGCTGCGGTTGATGCCAGGCCGCTGTGATTAATCTGTTTTGCCTGACGATGTGCAAACGGGTGATCGCTGAAATCGGTGAAGATTTCGCCCTGCTTTTCGCCCAGCCCGGTCACGATGACGTCGTAGCCGCGCATACGGGTTAACGGGTGTGTACTGGTGCCTTCGGAAAAGGCCAGCATGTCGCCAAAGGCTTTACGGTTCGGGGATTGGTCCATGATGGTTCCGCTCTCTGTGTTGTTGAAGAGCCTGACTGTATGGAGTTTGTAATTTCCGATGGGAAAAAGGCCACATTGCGTGGCCATATTAAAAATGCTGGGGTACTACGAAACGCTCTCAGGTACGGCTGCGGATTCGAACATGGCAAAATTTATGCCTTTACCTTCGCCAAACTCCTCTTCGATCTCCCCGGATACAGCGGTGAGGACGTCGGTCAGCGTCAGATCACCGCCGCCGAACATATCCCCCAGCGCCTGCTGCTGGTGTAACAGCTCGTCGTTAATCTTCTGCGCCATCTTTTTAAACGCGGTCCCTATGCGTTTCGCACTGCGATTGTTTGCCACGATAAACAGCGCCAGCGCTTCGGCCTCTTTACTGGATTCCTCAAACAGCCCCTGTTGCGCCAGCACTTCCTGTATGGCCTGCCCGCTGTCTTTAGCCTGGCGAACCAGCTTGATAGCATCCTGCAACGCGGCGATAGCCTGCTGATCGAGACCATCCACCGACTGCACCCCGTCCACCAGCCCGGTGACGGCCTGCCGGTGAACATCGCCGGATAGCATCTGCATCTGTGCAAACTCGCTTGCCGCCGTGTTGAGCGCTGTCAGGATATTGCGCATTTCCGGGTCCGGCTCTTCGGATACCAGCTTAACCAGCCGCTCGTCTTTGTAGGCACGGGCAAAGATCGCATTCTGCATACGGTCAATCAGCTGCTTCGTCGGGCGCCCATCTTCGGTGAGCAGGCCTGCGGTCGCTGTGTCGCCAATCTCTTTCATGAATGCCCGGATAAAGCCGTCGTTTGAGCGTGCCAGAAGGTTGCCGTCGTCGGACGGATTGAAGATGGCCATCAGACGCTCATCGAGCATTTCGGCATCGACAAAGGCCTTCTCACTCGCCGCCATTTCCTGCAAATCGGAGAGGTTGGAGTCTTTCGCAAACTGCGCACGGTCAACGTCGGTAATGCGCTCACGCACCAGTACCGGCATGTCCATCTGCGCGATATCCGACGCTTTCAGGCCGTAGTCTTTTGCGTGGTCGATCAGATACTGCCGGTACTCGTCGGCTTGTCCCTGCTCATAAGCGCGGGTGATCCCCATCGAGCGGCCATTGCCCGACTCAACCACGTTATCAGCGCCCACGATTGGCGCGCCGTGGCTGCTCATGCCTGAATCGGTCAGCTTCGCCGGTCGGAGGTTGCCCGCGATTTTGGAGACCTGCACTTTACTGGTCAGGCGCGTGCGGTCGCGTGGCTGCAGCTCAGCCGGGAAAAGCGGGTTTATGGTGCCGTCGAGGTTATTAGAGATAATCAGGTGGCGCGCATCCACCACCTTAAACGCCGTCTTTACTTCCTGCCCTTTACCGGTCACGACGTATGACGATCGCCCCGTTGTGGTCTGCGCTTTGCGCAGTGAGCCCACCAGCCCAATCAGGGCAAATATGCTGCCAGCATCGCTCAGCAGATTTCGTAATTTCTCGTTCAGCATTATGATTCCGGGAATAAAAAACCCCGCCGAAACGGGGTGTTGATTAAGCAGCGAGGCCGCTGGCAGCTATCCAGCTGGCGGTCTGTTGTCTCGCGTCGTCCAGCTCCAGATAAACGCCGATGTAGTCCCCGACACGGCGCAGCGTCTCAACAAAATCCAGCTGCGCCTGGCTGGTGAACTTACCGGCCAGAAAGTCAGTAACCACTTCGGGAACGGGCTGATCTTCCTTCACGGAATCCGGCTGTGGCTCAGTGACCGGCGCGGGTGCCGGTTCGCTGGTGGCGGGTGCTGGCGCAGCGCCATAACCCAGCTGGAGCATGATCGCCTCCATCTGGTCATTGAGATCCAGCAGGTCCAGCCCCTTCACGGTCGGCGCTTTAATGATCAGTTCGTCCAGCTGGTCGGCTAAGTCCAGCTTTTGCAGTGCGGTCAGGCTCATGCGGCCACCCCATTACGCTGCACGGCCACCAGCAGATCGCTCAGGTGCTGCACGGCGTCATTGACCAGGGACTCGTTTTCATCGAACACGCCCGCGGCCGTCAGTGCTGCGATGGCTTCACGGACCTGGCTACGCCCAGCGCGGATCACGTCCATATCGTCGGTATCGAGCGCGGTCAGTCCCTGGAGGTAATCAATCGCCTTCTGTGCTTCGGTGTCAGCTTCCGGCACTGGTTCCGGTGCTGGCTGCGGTTCTGGCTGTGGCTCTCCTGTGCTCAGTTCCTCCACCAGCGGAATACGCTTGCCGGTAATCATCGCGGTCTCCGCTGCCTTCAGATACTCAGGACTCTGATTAGCTTCCACGTAGTCCGCTGCCTGCTTGATCTGCTCACTGCCATAACCCAGCGCTTCGGCCCAGGCATTTACCAGGTCAGACGCCCAGCCTACGAGATCGCCCAGGCGTTTCGCCGCCATCCAGAATGGGTCAGTGTTTTCACGGTCGTCAGTCACGTCTGTCTCTTCCTGCTTTGGCTCACCTGCGGCCAGGGTCTGCAATCTGGCATTAATGGCCTGTTTGAAGTAGGTCAGGTCTTCGCCTTCAGGGTAGGCCACGCCAGTCAGGTTTTTACGGGCAACCATACGCACCTGTTTTGCATAGGTGTCCGGGTCTTCTGCGGACATTTCCAGATACTGCGCGGAGTAATCGCTCATCTTGTCGGCCACGGTTACGGCCAGCGCATCGAGATCCGCATGCGTCGGGATCAGCTTCAGCTCAAAGTCAGCAATCTCTTTGTCAGTAAGTGGACGGTCGTAGGAAATAATGCCGTTACGCGCAAAGCCGCTGTATGGCTGGCCTTCTGCTGGCTGGTCTGCAACGGAAGCATATTCAGGCGGTACCGCGCCAATACCCACTGGCCGGTTTACCAGCGCATAGCGCCAGACGGCTGCGGGTGTAACTGGTTCCGGTTGTGGCTCTGGCTCTGGCTCTGGCTGTGGTTGTGGTTGTGGCTCTGGCTGTGGTTCAGGTTGTGGCTGTGGTGCGGGTTCTTTTACAGGTAACTCAGCGCCATTCATCCAGTCGGATTTGAGCTGCTTCCAGGCTGCCATAAAGAGCGATTTATCCCCACGATCCACTCCATAGAACAGCGCAATATCACCCTCTTTCTCGCCTGCTTCTTCGGTCTGAGAGTTAGTAAAATCTTTATCCAGCTCCTTCTCTGCATAACGCATGAAGTCCTCTGGCCCCTCAACAGACATAAGCAGGCGCCCGTCACGCTCCGCACCTTCGCCTTTGGTCATTTCAGTGGCACGCGCTGACAGCTTACGTTGGCCAGGCGTTGGCTCTGGCTCTACCGGCGCTGCCGCACCTGCCGCAATGCGATATGGCTCCGCCGCGCCGGTGCGGTAGGCTTTCAGCAGTTTGGTAGCCGCTTTACCCATCTCTGCGCCCTGGCTGGATTTGGACGGCATTTCAAACGTGGTCCCGTCCGCTTCGATGATGATCACTTTGCCTTTAAGCTCTCCGTCATGGTCATAGCTGTGATATCGGACCGTCGCGCCATTGCTCAGCGTCGCCTGTCCGTCCATGTTCAGGCGCGCTTTAACCTGGATAGTGCGATCGCTGAAAGTGTCCGTGCTCTCAGGCTCACTGGCTTTCGCCTGCTGCAGCGCCGCCAGCTGTCCGGTAAGGTCAGCATTAATCTGGCGCTGTGCCGCGACTTTGCCGCGCAGCGTCTGCTCATTATCCTGCTGCATCTGCACGCGCGCGGTTTGTGCATCCACCACCTCCAGCAGTGCAGACTGCTGCTCCGCCAGCTTGTCCGTTTCGGCTTGCGTGGTTTCCACTTCGGCGCGCAGCTTCGTCTGTGCGTCCTTCTGCTTTGTGAACTTGCCGGTGTTCTTCTCGATCAGGTTAGAAAGCGCCTGCGTGACCTGCTGCAGCGATACATCCCGTCCGCCGATCGGGGCCACAATGTGCGTCACATCGCGCTTGTTGATCAGGAACTGAAACGCCACCAGCGTATCCTGATTGCGGATTTTGCCGTTATCAGCGGTCGGAGAGTGGAACACCAGCGACACGCTTTGCCCGTCTGATAATGGGATCAGCGCACTCATAACCGGTATGCTGGCCACACGGCGCACTTTACCAATCACCGCGCCGCCCACGGTTTTCTGCCCGGTCGTATCCGCACCAGCATCGTCAGTGCCGGCACTGATGTTGGTCCCGTTCAGGCCACGGTTTAAGGCTTTCACAAAGGCGCGCATGGTTTGCGCCAGACGCATGCGCTCAGTGCTGATTGCTTCAAACATCGCATCCGGCACCAGGCTTTCACTTCCCAGGTAAGTGTGATCGATATCGTCGATCGTGGCGCTTTCCAGCATCATATCCGCGCTACTGCCGGTCATCAGGCCGTCATAAACTGCCTGCGCCAGCACTGCGCCCGGTGTGCGGCTCTGGAAGTCCAGCACCATACGATTGCTTAAAATCTCATTCATCATGCTGCCTCTTCCAGTTGGGCGATCTGCTCTTTCAGCTGGCGGGTGATCGCCTGCTCCTGATTAAGCTCTGTCTGTAAGCTGTCCGCGTTTTTCTGTGCCGCGTCGGCATCCCGCGTCAGCTGGTCGGCCTTCTTCTGAGTTTCCTCAATACCTGCTTTGTACGCGTCACGCTGCTGGCGCACTTCAGCCAGCAGCTGTACGGACGATTTCACTCCGCGTTTTGGCTGCGGTGAGTCGTCCTTGCTGGCGGCGGCGCGTGCCATCTTGCGCGCCAGCGCCTTCTGGAATGCCGTCGAGCCTTTTTTAAATAACGCGGCCAGCTGGCGTCCCAGGTCGGGCAGCGTGGTGACGTGGGTAAACGGCACGTTTTTACCGTTCAGTTTCAGGCCGGAAATGTCGCCGCTGTCGTTGACCTGCACGGTCATGACCTGCTCGTCCATGCCGGTGAGGCTAAAGGTTTTAGTGAGTACGCCATCCTTTTTCCGGGCTGCGCCGGCGTTGGTAATTTTGGCTACTTCAAAGCCGCTGGTGGCGATTGCCTTTTTCAGCTTTGCCAGCCCCTTCTCGTTGAGCTCGTCAAAGCTCAGCAGAACGTAGGTTTTAGGATTCGACACGGTAATCCCCCTCCTCTGATTTGCTCAGCTGGTAGGTTCTGGTGACGGTATCCTGCAGTGGAAAAATGCGGTAAAGCGGATTCAGGCGGCTGTTACCGTGGGTAACGCGCACTGTCAGTGACCACTCGCCCGGTTCAAGATAACGCGTATCGATCAGCAGAAACTCTTCGCTCACACCCTTTGGTGAGAGGTCCAGCGTGCGCTGTTTTCCGGAGATAACCACTGTCGGATCGTTGCTGTCGCGCAGCCAGTACTCAATTTTGGCTCCCGCGAGTTTGCCCGCACAGGCAATGCTCAGGCGGACCGGGAATGCCAGCGCGTTGCCGCGCACGGTAGCCACACCACATCCCAGCAGGGACACTTTTTTACGGGCAAAGGCGCAGCGATCGACAACCATCGCCGCCGCCATCGCTGTGATAAACAGGTTCTGGTAATCAATCATGGGCCGGAGCCTCCTTTTGACCCAAATACGCCGTTTATTGCCGCAATGAGTCGTTCTTTAAATACAGTTGAGAGTTCTCGCCAGTTGTTGCTTGCAACTAACACAGCGAGGTAAATCACGATTTCATCCAGTCCCTGCTGGCGGGCAAAGAAATAGGCCGTGAGGCCAGTAATCAGCGCCAGCACAAGCTCAGTAGTAAAGTTGAATACAGTTGGTCGGATCCGGTATTCGCGCACTCCCAGCAGGAAAACGCCTGTGCCACTCAGCAAAGACAGGAGAAGCGAAACCGCGAGCATTTTTTCTACATCGGTCACATACCCCCCTTAGCACCTGGTAATCAGGTGGCGAGAGGGTACGGAGTCTGTAATTTAGAGAGGTAAAGAAAAAAACAGCGCCCGGAAGCGCTGTGAGTGAGATTTTTTAGCTTGAAATTTTGCGCTTAGTCGGCAATCTTTGTGAAAACTTTGCCGTCATAAGAATAAAAACCAAATAACTTCATCTTGTCAGTTTCTGGCATGTCTGCCGGATCAACTTCCCATACCGTGTAGCCTTCAACCGGAATGAAATTCATGGCGTCTTTTTCAAAGGCACCGATATGACCGTCCGGCCAGGTGGCAACTATAGCACCCCACTTTTTGTCTTCCCGTTCGTCATACCAGTCGCGGCCTTTATCATCAACAAAGCAAGTTACTGGCATGCCGGGATAGCCAAATTCCTCATTAGCAGGGAATGCCTTATCATGTAATTTCATTCCAGCGAATTTAACGTTTTTAAAAGAACGTTTTGCCTTAGCCATTATGCAAAATCCCCAATCCCAAACTGACCACCATTAATTTTACGCCCAATCAACTGCCTGAAATAAACACCCATTCCGCGACCGTCTGAGACGTTGGTGTTAATTCCTGTTAAAACACACCCAGCGGGAACCTCATAAGCCCGTCCCGTACCATTGCCAGAACCGCCAGAATACTGCTGGCCGCCACGTCCGAAATCGGCCATAGCATTGCTGGTCATTTCGTTATAACCCTGGTTACGAATCCAGGACAATGCACCGGAAAGACTCGTGCTACCCCCGAAATTACTGAACATCGTGTATCCATCAGTAACATTGCCCATGCGTACAATGTCGCCGTTTTCCTGATAAGTTACCCCTCGACCGCCCCATTGCACGCTAACGTTGCCACCAAACCAGCCACTTCCTGAGACGCTTAACGCCCCTCCGACATTGACATTGTGCGACATAGTGACAACTCCGGTACTCCCATTAAATGAAAATGGACGCAAATTATTCCAGCCGCCATCAGGATCATTTGCATTCGTAACCAGCATGTAATAATTCGAGCCATCAAATCGGTGAATCATACTCATTTGGCTGTCACCAACGCGAATGCGTAATGCATTGGCATCTTTTGTAGTTATCTGGCCGTAAACAAGAAGATTATTAGGAGTAAATCGAGAGGTTAGAGTGTTATTTGCATAAACATCAAGAATGCCATCACCAGGGCAGAGCAAGCCTGTATCCGAGTCGCCTATATTGATTGAACCGGACGCACTATTGAAATTTCCGGAAGGGGCATTTCCAATAGAAATACGGTTGATAGCATTTAAATTACTGGCAGTAATTCTGCCGTCTACATCAATTGACTTAAGGACAACTAATCCTTGCTCCATTCTGACCGTGCCGTTAGCCAGGTTGAATGCGATGGGTCGGAGGTCATTATATTTACCATCAGTATCACCTTTGTTTGTAACGAGTAAGTAAAAACTCTCATTATCATTTCTGAGAATGGCCGCATAATCAGAAGACTTGGCACGGAAAGCAAACCCACCATTTTTTTGAACAATTTCATCCGCAATAGTGACTTTCTTTTCAATAGACACTTGCCCTTTGAAACGCGCGTCTGTGCGTACATCCAGTCCCACACTGCTAACAGGTAATGCGATATCCGTTCCGCCAATGATGGTCTGTCCGCGCATATAGTTTGGCGCGGTTCCCTGCATAAACAGGTTCCAGCGGTTTAAACCTTCGCGTGCCGTCTGTAGCCCCTCAAAGGCATAGGCCGTTGCAATAACAGGGCTGGCTTTGTCATGCCCGCGGAACGATGACATGAGCGCTACAGCTGCATTTTTGTTAACAACACTGCTGTTACCCCAAAACTCAACAACTTCAGCCACGGTTTGCCCAGTATTACCGTCACCTACTGACATTTCCACACCGAAACCAATGCCGCGTGTAGTCGCATCTGCTCCGATATTTGCGTATGCCATCGCAACAATCTGCGACGCTCCGGACATATTGCCTTTTCCGGGCGTGGTGCTTCCAAGTGTCAGCATACGGCTGGTGCTGTCACTGCCGCTGCCTAATGCAAGATGCCCTTTATCGCTGAATAGCGCGATATTCTGATTCCACGTTACGCCGTTATCCCTGCCATCAACGTCAAGACGCAGGCTGCTGCCATCGCCTCTTAAGCGGAAGCCTGCCGCGTCTGCGTCGCGGTCAATGAATGTGACTGTGGGCGCAAAGCTGTTAACCGTGATCCCCTGAGTGCCATCATTACTGCTGCCAGTAACCACCAGCGCAGCATTTGTCAGATCGCCTACGGCTGTCGCACCTTTCGCCAGCACGTTTACGGGGCCGGTAAAGTCTGCCCCGCCAGCTACAGTAAGGTTGCCACCGACAATGGCGTTATTACGGAAGTTCATCGTCGAAACGTTGGTTTCACCCGTACCGTCGCCTGCAAGTGTCAGCCACGTATTCGGGATAGAGTTACCCCAAGTCACTGTATCGGTACTGTCCGTAGACTGGCCCATATACCAGTGCAGCGTGTTGTCCGCTTTTCGCCCGCGGAGGTAATAGGCTTTGTCTTTAGTTTTAGGCTTCAGCTGCAACGCAATCATATCAGCAGTGATAAGGGCCGCGCCGTCAGACGACAGACCACCGCCACCGGTGATAGCCAGTCCGCCAGCGCCCTGTAATGTGGCTAAGCCGTCTCCACTGTTGAGAGCAAGACGAGCCGCAATCACACCTGTTGATGTACGCGCATCAATCGAAATTTTGCCGCCGCCGTGCGTCATGTTCGTGGTAGTTATGCCACCGAGAATCCTTCCGCTCCAGGCATCACCGCTCACCGCCGCCACACGGCCAACGATCTGCATGATGTCTGTTTCGTATGCCGGAGGTTTGTCATCCGGCTGATCGGTCCGCAAAAACGTCATTGACGGTACAGAAGGTTCAGAACGGATCACACCAATACGGAATCCCGCGCTGATTTGAGAACCGACGTCGAGATTTTTAGATACCGTCAGCTTAGGCGTGTTGATATTGGTCAGCTGACTAGTACTGGTGATATCGTTGTTATCGCCTGCTTTAGCCACGCCCGCCTTAACCAGGTCCGCCAGCGTCATGCTGGCGCTGTCCATCACCTTCCGCCAGCCGTTTTTATCCGCACCTGCTGATAGCCCGGACCACACCCAGTCGCCTGAAACTTTACCTGCCAGACGCAGATACATCATGCCACCCTGCGCCACCAGCAGTTGCAGGAGTGCAGCGTCAGCATCATATTTCCGGCGCATGTTGAATAGCTGGCCGCGCAACGTCTGCGTGGTTTTGCCAAGATCAATCGGGCCGTCACTGAAGGTGCCGCTTAGTGTCCAGAAGGCATTCTGCTCAGTCACAGACACTTCAGTGAGTAAGGTGATTTTGCTGTCCAGTACGAATGACGGCGCACCCACGCCAAACGCGCCCACGGCCATCAGCGCACCTGCCGTCATATCCATTGGGTTTGTCTGCTGGTCTGCCAGTGCAGCGGTACCGAGGCCGAGGTGGCCACGGGCCTCCGGCACGTCTGGCAGATCAGCCAGATTCTCGCCGGCGATCAGCTGCTTCTCGTTGACCAGCTTATCCAGCTCGATGTTCTTACGGAACATCGCTTTGTCATGAATATCCGAGCCATTATTGGCAATGACCATGTTGTTATCGATCATGCCTTTGAGGATTTTCAGCCCCTTAAGGTTGGCCGCAATCAGCTCGTCGTCACTTGTGTAGATGGAATCCAGCGTGATCCCGACCTGCCGGTTAATACGGTAGTTGGTGACGATCATCGCCTGCGTAACCTGCGAGGTACCGGTTGGCACAAGCACGCGGCAGAGCTCCAGCTGGTTCGGCTTCAGCGCAACAGAGATATCCTGCGCAAAAACGCGTGCGGCCTCAACTGTGGAGGTAATATCTACCTGGTCAGTCTTAACACCCAGCTTGTAGTTAGCTTCCAGCACAATACGGGTGGTTTTACCCGCCACGACCGGTAGTGTTAGATCGGCCAGGTGCTGCACAGTAATCTGGTGTGCGTTCACATCGATCGAGGCCGCGCCCTGCCCGCCTTCCGCCTCTTTCGAGGTAATGACGACATTCAGCCCGGAACCGGCGACCGGCGAGAAGCCCAGGTAAAAACCAGATCGCACAATGCCTTTCAGTTTTCGGTTTAGCGCGGAACTGGTGTAGGTTTCCAGATACTGCATATCCGCCGACAGCGGCGCGGTACCATACGCCTTACCTGACATAACGCCGATGTCGGTAATTTCGTTATCACTCATCTGGATTACGCCGTTTTCTGTTCAATGGTGACGATAAGGCGGTAGGCCTTACCACGAAATACGGTGTCCTGCTGCAGGCATAGCACGGCAAACGCGTTGCCGTCGGCGTCCACCAGCGTCAGCGTATTAAGGTCATAGGCTTTACCTTCCGGAAGAATGGAATCATCCAGCTGAATAGTGATCGAGATATCCGCGCCGGTACTGGTGAGAATCAGAGGTGTTTCAGTGAATTTACCGGTCAGGTTGTCGTTGCTGAACGTGGAGGGAATATCAGCAATGTTCCAGCCACCAGCGGCGTTGCTGCTGACCAGTGTTGACTTGCCCCAGTAGGCTTTTACCATCTGGAAACGGGAACCCTTGCCGATGGAAGATTCGGCGCGACGGATGTAGTAGTAATCCAGCAGCTTCGCTTTAAACAGCTTGCTGCTGACAGAGATAGTATCAGCCATAAAAAAGCCTCTCAGAGTTAAGAGGCCAGAGGGTATGGAGTTTGTAAAATCCGATGGTCAACTACGCGACAAATTGCTCATAAAAAAGCGTAGCGATCGTGCTGGTGCCATTGCCGTCGTCGGGCAGCGCCAGGATAAACTCCGGCGTCCCGTCAAAGGGAAAAGCCATTGTTAAGCTACTCCCGTCCGTACCGGTTGCTGTGACGCCCTGGCTATCGCCCTTCTGAATGGCAATGTACTGCACGCCACCGTCAGTGAATAACCGGGCGCGGCTGTCACTGGCAGCGCTGGCAATATCAATGGGTGCTGGCGCTGCGTCCGGCTTGGCGCGGTAGTCATTCGTCCAGGCATCAGCGGCAAACATGTCGTAACGTTCGCAGCGCCTTACCTGCCGCAGCGGCACTGCAGGAATATCACACTGCTGCTGTGTGGCCATGTGCAGATCTTTGATCTCAGACTGAAGATCCGCGTATGACAATTTGGCCTGATAGTCGATACCGGCGCTGATTAGCCGGATGTTCTCAGCGTCGGCGCTCAGCTCAAACGAGATAAAGAGCGCTAAGCCGTCAAACACAATATGAAGCGGTAGTAGCGGCGCAATGATCCGGTCAAACTGTGTCAGCAGCTTCTGTACGGCTAAATCCTGCTCCATATAGCCATACCGCTCATAAAGTTCATTCAGCGCAACAGAGATTTGCGCCCGTGACGTCAGGAAGAACTCGCCATACTTCTCTTCTGCAATCGCCAGACCTTCTTTTGTGGTAAAGAAAGTGCCATAGGGTGCCAGCTCCTGATCCACAGGCGCATACAGCTCCTGCCAGCTGACCGGCAGGTTATCGAACTCGCGCCAGAACGTTGAAGTGATCGGCTTATCTGTGCCTTTAAAATGCACTTCGTCCAGGCGCTGCGCCAGCAGCACAGGCCTGCTGGTGTCCGTGGTCTCCGCCACGATGAAGAAGCGGCCATATTCGCTCATGCGCAGCGTCAGATCGTCCTTATCCATTGTGTAGTAGCTTTTGCGGTTAGTAATGCGCTCCAGAATCGGCTCTACCGTGTCCTCAAAAATATCCTGCAGAGCGTTAGCAAACCCCGACCACAACTCAGAGCCCTGTTTTTCCTTCGTAAGACGGTCTTTTACCCAATTTCTGATCATGGCCGTACCTTACAGGTAGTTAATATCAAACGTGGAGTTAGCCACATCGAGATAGATAAAATCATTCAGCTGCAGGGCCGTTTTCATATCGTGCGGGGTCAGCTCATAGGAGATAAACAGGTTCAGCTCTTCAATCACGCGCCACAGGTCTTTAACCTGCACCTGTGAGAAATGCTTACCGGCTGCAACGCCATTCTGATCGCTGTCACCAAACGTTGTGGCATCGCGTCCGAAACGAGCCTCCAGTGCCTCCTGAACGGCTTTCTTAGCGTCTGACAGTATGACGTTCTTCTTCGCCAGCGCGGTCAGTGAGATCGTAAATGGTTCCTCCTGTGTCGGGACGTAGCGGAATTTCTTGTTGATCTCATTCGGAATAGCCTTGATAGCCGTCATGATCATGGTCTCAAGCTCAGCCTGCGTGTAGCCCGGCTTATGCCCGCAAAAGAAGATCGTGTTGATGTTGCTCAGCGACTTAATGCCGGTTGAAATCTCCTGCTCCTGCTCACCCCAGGCACTGATCCAGGACATACCCGGCACTGCACGATTCAGGAAGTACTTATAGTCACCACCCCAGACAACCTGCTCGTCATACGCCACGTAGTACTGCGCCCGGTTGCGCGTTTCCTCCGTGCTTTCGAAGCCGCTGCCGCCCGTTATTGGCGTCATTGTCACAACCTCGATCTTGCTGTTCATGTCGGCAATGTTGCCCGCGGGCGTCAGCTTCTGGCCCTGCGTCAGCGTAGTGTCGCCACGGCTGCACCATACATCCAGATCGACCTTACTACCGGTCTTCGGCATCTTGCCGATCGCACCGTCACCAAAGCGTACGCCCAGCTGCTCAGATGGCTTGTAAACCAGCACGTAATGTTGGCTGGACCCACGGGATAAACGAAACAGCGGGTTATTTTCCCATAGCGATTTGTTCTCGTTTTCCGTCACAAACACATCCAAAGAGACGGTTTCCTCCGTGATGTCACGCGGCAGCATTACCGTGTAAAACGGCGCTTCAGCGTCGATCGCGGATGACACGTTGACGTGTTCCATCTGGCGGACGTCGTTCACCACGACGCTGCCGCCAGCAGGGATGATCACCACGTCAGTTGTGACATAGGGCAGCTGCGCATTGGACAGAAACTCCGCATAAATTGGCAGCTGAATGACTTCATCCGTTTTGTTGGTGATCTTCACACTGCCCCATGACGGTGTGATTAAATGGCCGAGATAGTTGCGATCTTCGGCTGCGGCCAGAATGCTTGAGCGCTTCGTTGCTGTGGAGATAAACCCCTCCGTCAGGCCGCGCTCAGCGGTAGTCTGCGCGGCGTAGATAATCTGCGCCCCAAACACGGCCATCATCTGAATGAATTGGCTGTTGGTGAATTTTCTCCACCAGCTGTTGGCCTGCAGCTGGCCGTTAAACTTTTCCAGTAATTCCTGAATACTCACAATTTACCCCGGTTAACTTTTGTTCATGGACACGGCCAGCGGGCCGTAAGATGTGATAAAGGTGATCTGCCACGTATCGACGTTTTGCGGCGCGCAGCGGATAGCTCGTAGCCCCAGCCCTGGCAGATCGATACGCAGCTTTTTAATCAGTGCGGCCTCAATAGCGACCTCGGTTAAATGGCCGGTCTCAGAGCCGACTGGCTCATGTTTGTAGTCCTGCATGGTGTTACCCCATCCGGGCAGGCCGTAAACGCTGCCCTGCGGCGTCCTCAGCCATTCCTCAAGCCGGGCAAGCCAGGCGTCTGACTCCCCGGCTTTCACCACTACCCCGCCCTGATCTACGCGCATCAGGCAGTCAATTTCGTTTTGCATGTGTTAGTCCTGCAGGAGTTCGTTGAGCGCCGGGTCGTTGATGCTCAGGGTTGATGACGCGCGGGGAGCCGGTTGCGCCGTGTTGACCACTTTGTCCGGCGCGGTATCGCTTTTCTTCTTCGTGACGCCCAGTAGTGCCTCCAGCTGGGTGCGCATGCCTTTCAGCTCTTTGAGCATGTCCTGATCGTGACTGTTGGTGTCACTGCTCATCATCGGACGCATGCCGCTGCGCGGGAGATCGGTCACATTCTGGATTTGCGCCGGGTGATTCAGCAGAGGCTGCTGTACAGGCCTTGTCTGCGCCGCACTGGCGCCGCTTAGGTATGACTTACCGGCGCTGGCCAGCGACTCAGTGCCACTGTCGAGCCAGCCGCCAGCCTTGCTTGTAAGCGGTGCAATGGCACGGAGCATGCCGGGATCGGTAATGCCTGCCTGGTCCAGCACGCTGCTGATCATGTCGTTGCCGCTGAAGCCACCCAGTGTCTGACTGAATGTGTCACTGATTGCGGGCATGATCGAAGCGCTGACGGCGTTCACTCCGTCCCTTGCACCGCCCAGCATGCGGTCAAACAGGCCGCTGGACTCCGGTGCGGCGGCGGGTGTCCGGGTGCTGGCCACAGTAATCGGTGCATCAGAGGTTGCAGAGCCTGGACGGGCTCGCACGCTGCCGGTTGAGACGTGAGATACAGCAGCGGGACGTGAGCGGCTGGCAATCTGATCGGGCGCCAGCGCGGCCAGCTGGAGGCCCGCGGGAAGAGATTCACCACCAGGCAGAGACAGGCCGCTGGTTGGACGTTTGCGGGACATACCGGCCACGCCCAGGGATTCAGTTGCGCCCTGCACTTTCCCGTCAGCCCATTCATTCAGGGCTTTGACCTGCCCCCATGCGCCTACTCCAGCGTGTTTGATCTTGTCCGCCGCGCCATTAGCCAGCTTATCCTTACCGGCTTCTTTTGCTGCAGCAACCTGCGAGGCCGTGGGCACTGCCGGGGCCACTGCTGGCGATGCTGCAGGCGCGGG